ATGAAATAAAACAAACTGAAGAATCTTTAGAAGATCAAATAGTAAAACCTGATATATTAAAAGATGAAATAAAACAAACTGAAGAATCTTTAGAAGATCAAATAGTAAAACCTGATATATTAAAAGATGAAATAGAACATAAAGAAACACTTGAAGATCAAATAGTAAAACCTATTGTTATATTAGAAAATGAAATAGAACAATCTAAAGATGAAAAAGATGATGATGAAATTGTAATGAATAATAAAGATATTAAAGTAATACGTATAAACAAATCGTTTTTTTAAGATATAAAACACTAAATGTATTATATATATTCATTATGTATAGCTCTAATAATTTTTATAATTATTAGTAGCTTTGAAAAAAAACAAACAATTACTGTTAAAGATTTAATAACATTTATAATTTTATATATTATTATTACTTTTGCTGTTTATTATATATATTCTGCTATGAATAAAGCAACTACAGAAACAATAGATTCTATACCTTCGTATATTCCTGAAACTATACAAACTGGATTTAATATTGTTTCTTCTTAACTGTAATTTTACAAGCATTTTTACTATTTTTTATTACAACATTGGGATCATATTGTTCATCTTCTTCTTTTTCATCATCATAACTATTTAATTTTTCTTTTTCATCTTGTATTGATTGCATATCCCATAAAGCAGAATCACATAATTTAAAACTTTTATTTGGATCTGCTTTATACCAAAAAACTTGATCTTCTAATTTAGAACCAGATGCTCTATTATCTATTACTAAACATCCATAATCTTGTGTAACTTGATCTAGGACTTGTTCAAAAACTTGAAGTGTTGGAAACATTCCTGCGTAATGTTCATATAATCTTTCACGATTTTTTTTAATATTTTCTCTAAAAATAAACACATAATCAATATTTGTTCTTAAAGCAGGACTAATACCCATCGGGAATTGCATAGTTAATAAAAATAATATTTTATAATGCCTTCCATTCATAAATATTTTACGTATATTTGCATCATTAACCCAAGATTTATCATACATTGCGTCATCCATTACTAAAAACGATCTAGGATCAACTGATGAAAATCCATTTGTTTCTAATTCTTTTTTATATTTTCCTGATATCTTCTGTTGCCTTTGAACATATTTATTTATCAATTCAGGAGAATATTCATCGTGTATTAATAATTTTGGTATAAAGTGTTGAAAATAAGAATTTGCGTGTTCTGTTGGTGATATTACCATTCCAATAGGAATATTTGTATGATATGATAATATATCCTTAATACATACACTTTTACCTCTATTACGTGCGGCTATAGCAACAATAACAGAATCATCTTTTATTTTTCTTGGATCAAATTTCTTTAATTCTAATCTAAATGAAGGTTTATTGCTTTGTTTCATTTAATCTTATGTTATACATTTTTAACTTCATCCTTTCGCACTTAACCAAGGATCTTCTTTATCATTAAGCACATCGCTTATTTGTTCAACAGATTGGTCTTCTTCTTTTATTGATTTTATAGCATCAGTTCTACGACTATCAAATACCATATCTTTATTATCTTTATTTTCTTTGTAATGTTTCATAAGTGTATTAAGTTCTGATTCAGAATATTCTTGATTTTCTACATTAGTTGCTATATGGCTTTCATATGGTAGCCAACAACCTACTTGTGCTACATAGATATTAAAATAAGGATCTGTTTTTTTTAATTTTTCACATCTTGCCCTAGCCAATTCAACAGTATCATATACACCTCTTCTTTAATACCTCTTACTGATGTTTTAAAGTTATTTTCTATATGAAATTCTTTTTCAATTTCATCTGCATTTGTATTTTTAAAAAATGTTAATTGTTCATTCATATCATCTTTATCAAAAATATATTTGTGATTATCTTTAATACTCATAATTATATCTTTATTGTCTGGAAACTTATCAACTAAATTATCTAATAATTCCGTCATATCTTTTGAAAACTTTTCGGTAAATTTAGAAAAGTAATACGCATCTTTATTTTTTAATACATCTTCCGGATTTAAAAAAGATACACATACAAAATTTTGATTTCTTAACGGTTCATCTTCATCCAAATAATCTACTTTTGTTTCAGACATTTTTAAATTGATTGTTAATTTATATCTTTATATATAATAAAATGTATGACGTAGATATTAATGAACTGGTTTTAAAAGCCTTAAAATACCTGTTCCAAGGTCTTATGATAGCTATTGTAGCTTATTTACTTGATATGATTGGACCTAATAAACTTAATACTTGGGAAATTGCTATATTATCAGCAACGGCTGCCTGTATATTTGCTATATTAGATATCTTAAGCCCTACTTATGCGCAATCAGCACAACAAGGTATTGGATTAGCAACTGGATTTAAACTTATGAGATTCCCTTATTAAAAAATTATATATAAACAAAAAATAAAATAACAAAAGCATAATGTTAAATAATTTAATTGAAAATGCTATAAGATCTAAAGGAGCACATTATGATTTAGCCGCTATTATTTATTATTTTTATAAAGACGAATATAAGGTGGTAAATGATAAGTGGTTTAAAAGTGTTAGTACTGAAACAAAATGGCAAGAAATGGAAGCACCAAATGATTTATATATTAATATTAGTCGTAAAATCTTTGATGTGTTGATGGAGGAATACGATAAACTATATGAACAAAGTAAAATAGCTGATACACTTGATATGTCGGATTTATATAAAGAAAAAGCTAGAAAATTACAGCGAATTGCAAATAATTGTAAAATGGTTAATTATAAAAATAGCTTAATACGTGAATGCAAACCTTTATTTACTGTTGATGAATTATAGTTTCTAATATTGTTTTAATATCAACATCCTCTGTATTAATTGTTAAATCAGCATTTAATTTATCAATATTACACTCTGATATATGTTCTAACCTTTCAAAATGTTCGTGTGCTTTATCCTTATAAAGATCTTCAATTCTTTTTATCTGTTGATTTTTATCAATTACCAGTTTTATTATATAATAATTATTGTTTTTAAGATAATTATATTCATTTTCAAATCTTAAATCATCTATTACAATGTGGGTTTTATTTTTTATTTTTTTATCCAATTGTTTTATCCAAATATTATTATCAAGTTCCTTCATCTTTTCTGCAAAATCTTGAATTAGCTTACGATCTTTATATTCCATTTCAAATATTTCTGTAGCATATTTTTTTACACTATCAGCAAAACTATATTTTTCTAATTTTAATTTATCTTTAAGTTTATTTGCTAATGTTGATTTACCTGAACATATTTTACCAGTTATTGCTATTTTCATTATTTACATAAAAATGATAACTATTTATATGTTTATTAAGTATGAATATCGATACTATTGATACAATTGTAAGTTATTTGGATTTTGATGATATTAAAAAACTTATATTTATTTCAAAAAATATTTACAATAGTATTAAATTAAATAATAATTTATGGTTGTCCATATGTAATAAATATTTTAAATTACCAGGTAATTATTTTCAATTTAGAAGTCTTTGTAATTCTACTATATATTTACAATGTATCACTACTGCTACTAAACATAAAGAATATTATAAATCTATTTATATTATTGAAAAAAATAAGAAAATAACTATCGGTAGATCAAGAACGAATGATATTTGTATATTATATGATGACAATGTATCAAGACATCACTGTATATTTACATTTATTGATCCTACTAGGATATTTATCAAAGATCTTAATAGTTATAATAATACATTGGTTAATGGTAAAAAAATTACAATTGAACAATTATATATTGGTGATGAAATTACTATCGGTGGTAATGTTATTCTTAAAGTTGTTTTAGTATAAAAAAATGATATATTCATTTTATTATTAAATAAAATGGTTTTTGCCTATCAAAAGTTTAAAATTGTTAATAATATATTAAAAAAATCAATTTTTGATGAAAATGTTATTTCAATTATATTAAAACATTATTGGAATAATTTAGAAGATAAAAGAAAAATATTACTTAAATGGGTTGATATTAGTAAATTAGATTGGTCGCGTTTATCACTTAATCGTAATGCTATTAATTTACTAGAAGAAAACTTAGATAAAATTGATTGGGATTATATGTCTTTAAATCCTAATGCTATTAATTTGCTTAAACATAGTGAGGATAAAATTGATTGGTATTTTTTATCTGCAAATAAAAATGCTATAAGTTTATTACAAAATAATATGTCTAAAGTTAATTTTGCGCAATTATGTGATAATCCTAATGCTATTCAAATTATTCAAAATAAACAAGAAGAAATATGGCAAATGCCGTTAAATCGTAATAAAAATGCTATTCAAATGTTAGAAGCAAATAAGGATTATATTATTTGGTATGAATTGTCTAAAAATAAAAATGCTATAGATTTATTACAAAATAATTTAGATAAAGTTTGTTGGAAACATTTATGTTTAAATAAAAATGCTATAGAGATATTAGAAAATAATCAAGATAAAATTAATTGGCGTTATCTGTCTGCTAATAAAAATGCTATTAGGTTAATTGAAAATAACTTAGATAAAGTAGATTGGTTTATGTTATCTTCGAATAAAAATGCTATTAAAATATTAGAAAATAATCTTGACAAAGTTGATTGGTGTAATTTATCTTCAAATAAAAATGCTATTGAGTTAATTAAAAATAATCTAGACAAAGTAAATTGGTGTAATTTATCTGGGAATCCTTCAATATTTGAAGATGAACCTATGCCAAATATTATATAGAATTATTAAATAATTCTATGAGTTCTTTAACTGTTTTATTATTACGTATAAACTTATAACCATTATAATAATAATGTTCTTCTGGATTATATATAATATTTTTGCGTTTATAATATGGCATTTCAATTGATTCTATTTCATCATCAATATTTATATATTCTAATGAATTATTTAAAATTATAAAACAATTATCATCTTTAGGTGATTTTATTGATTCTAATGTATATTTCATTCTATAAGATAATTCTGGAGTATTATCCAGTGATCTTGAATGTAATAATGTTTTTAATATATTTTGCGTTATATTATGGTCGGTTGATATAAAATACTTATTTTTTTGTAGAACTTTTAGATCTTCTAGGATATATAATTTTAAAGGATTTTCGCAATAATAACGATTTGTTTTTTCAATTAATGAACCTTCATTTGGATAAAGTTGTTGTAAAAGATTATTATATTTTATTTTACTATCAATCTTTATTTCTTTTTTAAATATTACATTATCTAAATGTATATTATCATTATAATTTATTGGATGGACTATTAATAATATATTACAATCTTTATATTTTTCATATTCTATATATTCGGTATAGATCTTTGGAAAATGTTTATTTTTAGGTTCTAATGATTTTATATCTTCTACTGTTTCGTCTATAATATTATTAATATCTATTAATTTTTTATCTTCATTATGATGATATATGTATAATTTCGCAATATCATAATGATAATTGGTTATTTTATTTATTGTAAACGTATTATTTAATTTTTTAAGATCAATAATAATATTTTGAAGATTATAAAATATTGTTTCCATATTATTATTATTCTATTTTAATAAAAATATGGATGGTGCAGCTGCATCGGGAGCTGAAGTTGTAGATGATGACTGTATACCTGCAACTGATATTGAAAAATATGAAACAACTATGTCACAATTTATTAGCAGAAATCCAGAAATAGCTGCAACTGATCCTAATACTAAAACACTTGAAGAATTAGAAAACTAAATGAAAAAAGCTTTTAAACAAAATTTAATAGAATCAATTGAAACACAGCTACACAAAGCTAGAATCGCTCAAGAAACAATAGAAAGAACCAATCAGTATTTTATTGATTTATTTACAGGGTATAAAAGCCATTTAGAGGAAAAAAAAATGAAATTCCATTTTCAAATAAACTTGAGTTATTAAAGCGTGTTTTTAATGCTTATCCCCCAACCACTTGCAGCTAGACAAAGTATGTCATCTAATACACGGTCTGATTTTGAGGAAGGCCAGTTTCGTCGAGATGGAAAAAACAATCCATACAACATAAGGCTTATATTTACCAATTCTATACATTTATATAAACAGTATTTACTGAATATATTATTTGTTGATAATCCTCCTATTTTAGAAAAAAAATGAAAACGCATTTGAACAACTAAACCGAAATCAAGATATAAGTCCGGAGAATCGTATTAATTGTAAAAGAACAACAAAAGATGTAGAGGGACAGGGACAAAAGTGTGATTTTTTTTTAAGTATTACACAAAAAAAAATTGAATTAAGATGTAATTTACAACGTTCACGTAATCCTGTGTATGAGTGTGCATTATATAAAAATGAAGATAATAAAAGTGTATTATTTGTAGTAAAAATTACAGGAAAACAACCTGGTTTTAGCAATATTCATATAACACAAGTTCGTCCAATTTCTCGTCAAACTCCTTCTAATCCACATATAACATTCACACATGATAAACTTGAAAAAAGACTTTATATTGATTGTAGTTATAGAACTTTTTCTCTATATCAAATGTTGGAATATTTGGGTATTTATATTATGAATCCTCATCAAACAACAATAGGATTGTTTCTATCGATGAATAATGAATATATAAAAGAATTATATATTAAATTAAGCAAAAAGAAGAAAGACCATTATACACCATATCAATCAAGAGGATCAAGAACAGCAAGACTAGGAGGAACTACAAACAAAATACTTAAAATTAAGGAACAAATTAAAATTATTAGAGGTAAATATAAAACTACGAAATTAGATAAATATTTAATACAAATTGATAAATTAAAAGAAAAGATAGAACAATTAAAATTAAAAGACAAGAAAAATAAAATTAAAGAACAAATTAAAGAAGTAAAAGCCTTACATAAATTAAATCCTAAAAAAGCATATGTCAATAAAATGATAAAACTTAAAGAAAAATTGAATAATATGTAATAAATCATTTTTATTTTTTATAATAATCTAGTAAGATCCTAACAATGAGTAAATTATTTAAACTTCCTGAAAATTATTCGTGGAATCAATTAAAAGAAAGTTATAAAAAACTAGCTATTCAAAATCACCCTGATAAAGGTGGTGATCCTGATTTTTTTAATTATATTACTGAACAATTCCAAAAACTTGCTATTGAAATTAAAAATAGAGATTCTAATAAATCACATTTTGATCTTAAACAAAATCATAAAGAATCTACTAGTCTTTCAAATCGTTTTGGTATATCTCAAGTTGCTAATGATAGTTTTAGTAGTAAGTTTAATAAAACATTTGATGAAAATAGATTTGTTGATGAAGATATAGAGTTTGGTTATGGTAGTATGATGGAACCTTCTAGTAAAGTTCGTGAAGATATTAATATTACTAATGTTTTTGGTAAATCTTCTGTTAGTTCTGAAAAGTTTAATAAAACATTTGATACTAAAGTTAAACCTTCAACAAATGTTATTAAATATAAAGAACCTGAAGCTTTACCATCTTGTTCTAAAATCATTCATTCTGAAATTGGTAATAAAACTACGGATTATTCAGGTAAAACTTCTAGCAATAGTTTAAGTTATACAGATTTTAAAGTTGCTTTTACAGAAGAAAGAACACCTAATGATATTAATAGAAAGCAATTTAAAAATGTAAAAGAATATCAACAATATAGTGATCGTAAATTAAAGAAAGGTATGACTGAAAAAGAAATACTTTTTAAGAAAAAAGAAGAAATGTTAGAGGATAAAAGAGAAAAAGAAAGACTTTCACGTATTGAAGAACGTGATAAAAAATTAGCAGAATATTATGAAAAAATATCTAGATTAGGTTTGGGAAGCCAATAGTGGGGTTATTAGATCTTCAGAATAATCTGATCTGATTGATATTATTGATTCTTCAGATATATCTGAATCATATAATATATCAGATTCGTCAGAAGATTCAGTATAGTTAAATATATTATCTATAGCTGTTTTGTAGTTATTATCTCCTCCTTGTATAGGAATTAATGAAGCAAGAGTATTATTCTCAATAGCATTTTTATATTTTGGTTCTTCAACTTTTTTAAATAAGGTTGGCAATTCCCTGTTTAACTCGTTAAGTGCTTTTATATATTTTTTGGTTAAGCTTTGTTTTTCATTATCTTTTATTATTTCATCTAATATTTTATTAGTAAAAACTAAGGTTTTGAAATATTTGTTATATTCATCACATTGTGTTTCATTAGTATAATTATCAGCTTTTATGTTATTTGCAGTGTCTGTTAAATATATCATTAATCTATTTACAGCATCGCATATATTGTTGTATTCTTTTAAACTTTTAATAGTCTTTTCATTTAAATAGTTTTTGTCAGTTGTAGATTTTTCAAATATATATCTTAGATATATATTATCTATTTTGCTTTCATTTATTTTCTTTAATATATCATTTATATCGGGTGATAGTATCTGTGGTGTTTTTATTTCGTTTTGTGTTAAAATTGCACTTAATGTTGTTGTTTGTACTGTTTGCTTTGCTACTTCTTCCTCTTCTTCCTGTTCCTCCTCTTCCTCTTCTTCCTCTTCTTCCTCTTTTTCTAAGGTAAGCTTTTCAATTAACCGTGTACCATTAGATGTATCTTCCTCTTCCGCCTTTGGGTCTTGTGTTAAAATTGTACTTAATGTTGTTGTTTGTACTGTTTGCTTTGCTGCTGCTGCCTCTGTTTCATCTTCCTTTAAGATAAATTTTTCAGTTAACCGTGTATAATTAGATGCAGCCTCCTCAGCAGCAAGGCGTGCAGCCTCCTCCTCCGCCGCCTTGCGTGCAGCCTCCTCAGCAGCAAGGCGTGCAGCCTCCTCCTCCGCCGCCTTGCGTGCAGCCTCCTCCAATCTTTTGATCTCCTCTGGATCTTGTGTTAAAATTGCACTTAATTGTGTTGATGTTACTGATTGTTTTGGTATTTTAATTTCATATTTATTACATATTTCATTTAATGCTTCTTCTAATTTTTCAAGGCTTTTTGCAATAGGTTGGTAGTTTAGAATATTTATTGCTGTTTTAAATGATTTTTGTTCTTTTATATACTCATTATATTTTTTGCATAAATTTGGTTCTTTAGAGTCATTTATTTTTTCTATTAATCGGCTTTTATCTTTATTGTTGTTTTTATCTTTATTGTTGTAAAAATAATGTAAGGCTGCAATGTATTGGCTAATAACGCCAATTAAATGTGAATGATTGCCTATAAATATTTTTACATTTTCAAAGTCTTCCTTAGTATATAAATTTTGTGGTGTATCAGTGTTTGTTGTTTCACAATTATAAGTTTTACTTAGTTCTTCTTTAATTTCTTTAATTTCTTTATATTTTTCTTCATTTTCCTCTGTAAAATTGGTTTTATATTCGTTGCATTCAGCTCCTGTAATATCCTCATATAATTGTATTAAATTATCAATGTTCTGAAAGTCAATTAATCCTTTTTTTGTATTTAAACTTCCTAGGCTTTTTTCCCATTTTTCTTGTTCATTCTCTAAGTTTTTTTGTTCATCTAATAAGCTTTTATTATCTGATAAAATACTAATTATGCTAGTAATACTATCATCAATAGGATAACTGGAAAGTAACGGAGTTGGATCATCATAATTACAATTTTTTGGAAACTCCTTTATTTGTGTATCAGGTGTTTTTGTATTTCTAATCATATGATCAAAAAATCTATTAATATGCCCTGAAATACTATTACTTTTTAGTTGTAATTTTTCTATTACTTTATTTTGTTCTTCTTCAATGTTTCTTTTTATTATAGTTATTTCGTTTTGAATTCTATTAACTTTCACTTTATTTCGTTCAAAAAACGTAGCACAATTTCTAAACTCTTCTATATCCTTTTTTAGTTTCGCGTTACTTTCTATTTTATTATATAATGCATCAAATTCTTTAATTTTGTTTAAACATTCTATTATTTTGTCTATTTTATCAAAATCCTCTATAGGTATATTATCAAGCGTAATAGTTTCAGGAAATAATCTTCTACGAAGTGTTACAAGTTTATCATCAAATGTAATAATATTTTGATATTGTTCTCGTAATTCTATATTAACAGTACTGGTATTCCTATACTTTCTGTTGACTGCTAGTCTAGGAGATATTTTTTTTATTTTTTCTATTATGTTTTCACATTCAGTGTCATTAAACTCTGCTTGTTCTAAAATTTTTTTTTGTAATAATTCTGCTAATTTATAATTTGTAAAATTGGTTAACAATAATTCTAATTCATATCGGTTATTTTTTAAACAATATACTAAATTTTTTAGTTTATCTATTGTATTATTATCAGCATAATTTTTATTAATAAACTCGGCTAGTGTTGTAGTTTCTATTTTATTATTACCTATATGTTTTTTTATTAGTTTTAATATTATACTTTGTATAATTAATACTTCTAAAATTTTATCAAATTTATCTTTTTCTAATATCATAAAAAATACGTAATAATTATCTTTTATAAACCTAAATATATTCATAATATTATTTGTAATACATTTACTAATTTTTTGATTTTCTTTTAAATTAAATATTTTATTATTAGTTGTATATATTTCATCTTGATTTTTGTTTTTAACTACTATTGTATTAAAAGGACTAGTGATGAATATTTTTTTTATAGCTTTATTAAATTCATTATTAATAGGGGTGAAATCGTCACTAGATGTTTTCAAATTATATAGATTCATTAAATCAAGATTTTCTATTTTCATTGGAGATAAAGCTTTACAGTTGTTTGATACTTTTAACCAAATATTAGGTGTAAATATATTTTTTTTAAATAAATAATTACGATATGAAATATGTAATGTTCTAAAAAACTTAGCCCATGTAAGTCCTGGATATGTCGCACTTTTATTAAAGTTATCTAGTGTAAAAAAATCTATTAATTCACTAAATATATTGTTTAATTCAAGTGTTTCAGATATTACATTGTTATCACTATCGTATAATTTTTTTTTAATTTCATTTAGTGTTGTTATAATATTTTGTTCATTGTTTGGTTCTTTAGAATAATCTTCTATTATTATTTTTTTTTCATATAATTCTTTTAGTGAATTACTATTATAATATTGAAATATTTTATCAATAAATGTTGTATTTTTAATGTTATCTTTAATTTTATCTTCAATTTTATTTTTAATTTTATCTTTTAACAAATATAAAAATGCATTATATAGTGCTTTAGCAAAGTTATCTAAATTAGTACTTATTTGAATTGTAAATATATTTATAAAATCATTTGTTTTACCAAAAAATCTAGAAGACTCTAATAAAGCATTATTAATACTTGGATATTTATCAGTATGTATAGTATGAATACTAATATCAAGGTTTTCATTTGTTTCAGTTATAGATTCTGATATATCTTCTTTTTTAATAACTGGTGTATAATATTTATCACCAATTTTAACGTATGAATTTATATGAATATCAAGATTTAAATAATCAATTAATTCACCATCATCTATTTCTATTATGTTATAGCTTGGTGTTTTACTTCTTAACAATTCTATGAATGTAGGATCATCAATTTCATTAAATCCATTTATATTTAGTTGATAATCACAATTGGATGTTATGTTTTCTATTTCTTTTTTTTCTATAAAAGTAGGTACAAACAATATACTTTTAAATGTATCTGGTGTTACTTGTTTCCAATGACTACCAATTTTATCAATAAAAAATGCATCTAATATAGAATTAGCAATGATTGGAATTGAATCAATAGAAAACTCTGCAGCTCCAGCTCCACCAATCTTATAAGAATTAATTACATTTTCAATTTCAGTAAGTGGATAATATTTTTTCTTAAATCTACAATATTCAATTCCATTATCTGTATATATCCTATAAGAATTAGAATTAAGAATTAATTTAAATTTGGTTTTTTTCATATTTACATTTAAAGACACATAAAGATTATTAAGAAAACATAACGTATGACGAATTTATATCAAGTGTTAGGATTAGAAAAATCAGCATCTGCAGATGATATTAAAAAAGCATATAAAAAACTAGCAGTTCAAAATCATCCTGATAAAGGTGGTGATGAAAAGAAGTTTCAAGAAATATCGAATGCCTATGATGTTTTAAGTGATCCTAAGAAAAAACAAGAATATGATAGTGGTGGATCTAATGGAAATAGATTTAATGGAAATCACGATGATATATTTGCACATTTCTTTGGTAGAAGAGGAGGAGGACCACAACCACCACAAAAATGCAATGATATTTTAAAACCATATAAAATAACACTACGTGATGCTTTTACTGGTGTTAAAAAAACATTGAAAATTAAATTAAAAGCATTTAATTTAGATAAATTAAAAACTTGCGATGATTGTAATGGTATGGGTAGAATAAAGAACATACGTAATATGGGTGTATTCCAACAAGTTTTTGAAATGCAATGTAATAGTTGTAGTGGAACAGGATCAAAAAACTTGGAAGAATCTGCGTATGAAATTGAAAAAACCTTAGAATTAAATATACCAAAAGGAATACATAATAATAATAAGATTTGTATAGATGGTTGTGGGGAACAACCCAAAGTAAAAAATAAAAAACCAGGTAATTTAGTATTTAATATTGAAATAATGAACAATGATGCTTTTACACGTGATAAGGATGATTTGCATTCATCAATAAAAATAGATTTTATATCTTCATTATGTGGAGCTAATATTCATTTTAATATTATGGATGAAGATAAAATAACATTTAATACATCTCAATTTAACATAGTGCATCCTAATAAGAAATATGAATTTAAAGGAAAAGGAATGCCAATTCAGGGAACAAATAGAAGAGGTAATTTATATATTGAGTTTAATGTAGATTATCCTACATTAACTGAGGAACAAAAAAAAGGTATTAAAGAAATATTGAAATAAATATATAAAATGCATATAACATCTTTGGTAGTAGGAGAAGAGTTCGCGAATACCTATATTGATTTTACTAAACTTGGAAAATTAGTAATTGATGTAGGTGGTCAAGATGTAAATGGATCTTTAAGAGAATATTATGAAAACAAAGGATTAAAATATATTTGTGTGGATATTGCAGAACATAAATCAGTAGATGTAGTAATAAAATTAGGTGATAAACTACCTTTTAGAGATTCTAGTGTTGATTATATAATATCCAATTCAGCGTTTGAACACGATCCTTGTTTTTGGATGACATTTAAAGAAATGACAAGAATTATAAAAGAAGATGGATTTATATATGTAAATTCACCATCAAGTGGTCCTTATCATCCATATGTTACTGATAATTATCGTTTTTATGCTGATGCCGGACAAGCACTTGCTTATTGGTCGGGTATTCAAGTTGTTAATGAACCTGTGTTTCCTGTTAAAGTAGTAGAAACATTTAATATTTTAGGAACAGAATGGAAGGACTTCTGTTGTATTTGGAAAAGAACTGAAAATAAAGAAACTTCTCATATTTTACCTGAGGATATAGTAAAAACAAAAGGAAAATTGGAAAAAACAGTAAATGAGCGTGGATATGAAACTGTTAAGAAATCTTAATTATTCTTCATAAGCAGGATCAAATACACTGATATCATTTGTTTCCATATAACGAACTAATCCAGGTGTTCCGTAATAATATGTATTAAGTTCATCAATAAAATCAAATTGTTCTGAACAAGAACAAGCTAACTTTCGTTTTTTATCTTCATATTTATTAATATCAAAATATTTAATATCAAAGTTATTTTTTATATTACCTTCTTTACAAGCACATTTAATATCTGCTTTACGTTTTTTTAGATCATATTTAATTTTATACATTGAGTTTTCGTATTTGTCCTTAGCAACTAAACTAATTCTATCTTTTGTTGTGCTAGGTCTATAACAACGTGAAGATTTAACTGCTTTATTATAATTAATATGCCATATTAGAGTCATAATAGTTAGTACAACAAATAATGAAACTATTAATGTAAAAAATAATTCATAATAATCCATATTTATCTAATTATAACATATAATAACAATTTCATTTGATTTTTTGGATTTATTCATTCCATAATTCCAATCAGTTTCAATAATTTTATAATTTTTATAAAGATCTTTAATATAATTACAATTATTATAGGTCATTATCCAATTATTTTTATTTGATAAGCATTTATGTAATTTAATATGATCAAAATGTTCGTGTAGATCACCATTATTTCCATATAAATTTGATTTAGATTCAAGATAATATGGAGGATCTAAGAATATTAAGGAATTCTTATGTTGTAAGAATTCTTCAAAATCCATATTTGTTATAGTAAGACGATCTAAGTGTAATTTAGATATTCTTTCAATAGATGTTACAGTAAATCTTTTAGTAGATGATTCTAATGAAAAACCGCCTGATAATGTAGCACCACTAAAAGAACATCTATTTATTATAAAAAACATTATGGATTGTTTTAATGGATCTGTTTCTGCTAATATTTTATTACGTAGATCTTGGAACTTATTTTTAGTAATAGTATTGATATATGGATAAAGTTCTTTACATAATTTATCGTTATTATCTTTGCAAGTTTTCCAAAAATTGTATAAAGGTGTAAATTTATCATTAGCAATAATATATAAATTAGGAAAAGTATTTTGTAAATGAAATTCAAAAGATCCTCCACCAAAGAAAGGTGATATAATTGTTTTAAATTTACTTAAATCAAAATATGTTGTTATGATTTCGTAGAGTTTATTACAAGCTTTTGTTTTACCACCAGGATATCTTAATGGTGATATGTTATTTATTTTATATGTAAGATTGTTAGGTAATTTATTTATATTATCTAAAGAATAATTAGAAATTGGTAAATCTTTAATATTTTTAGGTTTACAAGAAGCAGTTATAGATAAACTACAATATCCATTTTGTAATTTTGTAGAATGAACTTTAATTCTAATACGTAGTTCTTGTTTAATTTCAAAAATAGGAACATTAAAAGCACAAATATCATTTTCTAAATAATATAACCCATAACCATAATTAATTTGAATGTAATTACAACCTTTTTCATAATATAATTTGCGAATAGTATCATTAGGTATATCAAAATATACATCTTTAAAATTATGTTTTTCTTTTGACCATTCATCATATGTAATATGTTTAGTAATGAAAGATGGTATTTTGCCATCATATAGCTTAATATTTTGAATTAAATCATCAATTATTTTATTATTAGTTTTAGTTTGCCATCTGTTATTTAAATAATTGATTGAAAATTGCATCCAATCTGGAGTATTATATGATTTTATTTCAATACCAATATCTTGTTCTTTAAGAAAATTACATAATATATCACATTTATTAGTAGAATTACCTAAATCATTTTGATTTTGAGTATTAAATTGTTTATCGTTTAAACAAGTATTTGTAATAATACTATGTATTTTTTTTTCATAATTATTACCATTAATTGAACATAATTGTCCTTTAACACTAATTTGTTTGGAATGAATAAGTTCTAATAACTTAGTTTTATTACAATTTGAATAACCTGAAATATTATGTTCTTTGCAGAAGGTTATTAATTTATTTTTAGTCCAATTTATAGTAGGTTTATTGTCCGTTTTAGTAAGATCGTCAAGTTGTTTATTAAGATCTACATTAATTTTAGTAAGTTCTTCAAGTTGTTTATTAAGATCTACATTAATTTTAGTAAGATTATCATTCTTAATTTGAAGTTCTTCAAGTTGTTTAGTAAGTTCTTCTATCATTATATATTTAATGTAATTAATTCATTTTTATATTATTTATCCTAAACTACTATATGTGGCTGTGCATACATTTTTAAATAGTTTATTTTTAATACCAGTTGTAAAATTGGTATCTTCATCTACTAGATAGTTTTGCATTTGTGCGTTGGTGCATTGTTTAATTAAAGCATCTCGTTTTAATTCTGTCATTTGTTTGTGTGATAACCCATATTGTTTTCTTGAAATATTATTTTCGTTGTCATTTTGTTCTAATTTCTTTTTAGTATCACCGCATATGTCTTCTAAACTAAACTTAGCATCTTTAAGAATAGATGCTTTAATCTTTTCATACATATCTTTGGGAACTGAATATTTTACAGTAGATTCTAATATAATATTAACAACAATACCAGAAACAACTTTACCGCTAAATATTAATTTATCAAAGAAATCAAATATACCTAATTGTTTTAGGTTTCCTATTGGATAAAAAGAGAAAGCTTTGTATAAATCGCAACCAATTGGCCATATTTTTGATATAGGAACAAGTAGAAATCTATAATAAATGTAAATAAATATTATAAAACAAGTAATACTTACAAATATTATAACAGATGCTATTAAAACATAAACATTTTGTAAAATAATATCAAATACCTTTAAAACTGCTTTATAAATAATACGTTCTCTAATTCTTCTATTTAATTCAATTGATGTTGATAACCAAGCTTTCAAAAACTTATGAATAAAAAATGCTAAAATATACAAAATTGATAAAATATAAATAGTTACTATCATTTTATATTGTATAAGGATTTATATGTTATTGGGATTATAAGAAATTATAAAATCCTTTATATACCATATAAAGAAATCTATAAACATTTATTTATGGTAATATAAAGAATCTATAATATTTCGTATAATTATTGTTCAAAGTTTGAAACAATATCTAAAGATAATAAACGCCAATCTTCGTTAAATATAGTTAATATATCGTTTTCAATTTTATCACCATTAACCTTTTTATTTTCAATACATTGATTGATATATTTATTAAAATTATCAATAAAATATGTTGTAGTTGAGTTTATGAAAGTTGCATTATAACTATCTATAACATTGTTTTGAAATAATATAATATCTTTATGTTTTCTTAGTTTTTTGATTAATAGTTTTAAATTTTTGTTAAAATACATTTATAAATTGATTTAAAAATGATATCATTTTTTCATATAATATAAGATAAATGTTTAACATTAAAATAACACAAGAACCTATAGTGTTTTTTGATTGTAGTTATTATATTTTTCATAGATATTTTGCTACAAAAAGATGGATAAGTTTTCAAAAAAATGCTGAAAACATTAACTTTTTAGAAGCATTTGAAAGACATTTTGAAAATGATCTTAGTAAACTATGTAAAAAGTTTAAAACAACAAGATCAAATATGTATTTTTGTGTAGATTGTTATAGAAATACAATTTGGCGAAATGAATATTTAAAAACGTATAAACAACATAGAGTTGAAAATCCCGAATTTGATAGGGATATATTTGATTACTTTAAAACTATAATAAAAGATAAATTTAATTTAAAATTAATAAATAGCGATAATCTAGAAGCGGATGATATTATAGCAATAATTCATAAAGAAATAACTAATAAAGTAAATAATATAATAATAATAACAAATGATAGTGATTATGTTCAACTTAAGAATGATAAGACAACAATAATTAATATGCAATTAAAAGATATAACTTTAAAACATAATTTAAAAAACTATACTATTTATAAAGCTTTAATAGGTGATAAATCTGATAATATAAAACGTGTTGGTAAAATAACTAAAGCAACTGCAGATAAAATAATACAAAGACCTACAAATGAAATATATGAATGGTTAAAAGATAATGAATTATTAACTGAATATAATAATAATATAAGACTAATAGATTTTAATTATATTCCTAAAGAATTAATTAATAATTTATTAAGTAATATAAAAATGATATAAAATATATATTTTATCTATTTAATAATGAACGAAGATGAACTTTGGAATCTTATGGATAAAGTTAGTATAAAAGAAAATAATTATCCTAAAGAAATAAGTTGTTCTTACTGTCATTATGACAAGTTTATTAAAGATGATAATCTTTTAACTTGTTTAAGATGTCATAATATAGTTGACAATATTATTGATTGTTCTGCAGAATGGAGATATTATAATGGTGATGATAATAAATCTGAAGATCCTTCAAGATGTGGATTACCAACAAATGTTTTATTACCAAAATCATCATTAGGTTCTATTATTGGTAAAAGTATGCGTGATAGTAAAGATTTACATTGTATTCGTAAATTACAAACTTGGACAAGTATGCCTTATAGCGAACGTAAATTATTGAATGTATTTGAAAAATTTACAAATAATACTAATAACAAAGGTATATCTGGAAAAGTATTATATGATGCTAAAATAATGTATAAAAAAGTATCAAGTTTAAAAATATCTAGAGGTGATAATAATGATGGTTTAGTAGCTTCTTGTGTTTATTACGCTTGTATAATAAACAATGTTCCACGTAGTATTAAAGAAATTGCGGAAATGTTTGAAATAACACCAATAACCTTAACAAAAGGTAATGCTAGATTTCAAAAATTAAATCCTATGAATGTTTTTTCATCTTCACCACACGAATTTATTTCAAGATTTGGATCTCAATTAAATATGTCTCAAAAAGATATAGCTGTATGTGTAGAATTATCAAAATATTTGTATGACGAAGATATATTACGAGATAATTCACCTACTAGTTCTGCATCAGGTATAATATGTTATTATTGTAATAATAAAGGTTTAGATATATCAAAGAAATATATAGCAAATATATGTGGTGTTAGTGAAGTAACTGTAACAAAAAGTTTTAAACATATTTTAAAATATGATAATGTTATAAAAGAACATTACTTTTTAACTGAAAAAGTATAAAATATAAACATTGCACCTAAGGTTGTTAAGAAATTTAATATACCTATAGATATAATAATAGGAATGAGAACATATAATATTTGATGTTGTAATAGATCTTTAAAATCACTTTCAAGTAGTTTTTTTTTAATAAAGTTCATAATTATGTCAATATAATCTTTATTATGCGTATTAGTCATAATTTTCTTAACATTTTAATTATATTAAAATGATACCATTTAACGCAATAATTAAACGCAATGATTTTTATATTTCAACACCTATTGATGATTATGTTTTAACTTTAACCAATATTGATATTATTGATATAATACAAAATTCAGAAAAAAAATATGTTATCATTGTTAAAATTAACGAAAATACTGATAAAAAAATATTATCAAAGATTGAAAAGACATCACAAGATGTAGTTATTAACAATAATAGTAAATGGTTTAAAAATAATTTAGAATATCAAGATATTATTGATAATTATTTACCTTGTTTCAATGAACAAAATAATACATTAGAGATAGTATTGCACAAAGATTATTTTCCAACATTGGATGGTTATGTTGATATTAAAGATTTGATTAAAAATCAAAAGGCTAATTGTTTAAAAAATATAACTATTAGACTAATTGGTATTTATATTAAAAATAATAGTTTTTACATAAGATGGTTGGTTCGTAATGTTGAAAAAATTGAAAATGATATTAATGAATTAGAAAATATTGATGAATTATTTGATACTAAATATGAAAGATTAGTTAATAAAATAGATGATAAAATCAAGTTTTTAAAGAATACTAAATTAGATCTTAAAAAAATATATGATAGTAAAGATTTTGAAGCGTTGTTAAAAAGTTTTTATCTTATATTAGATAAAATATAATATGGCAGAAGATAACAACAAACTTGTTTTATACTTTGCTCTTTTGATACTTTTATTACTCTTAGTTCTACTATTTCAAGCTTATAACTCAAAATGCAAAGTTTTTAACTATGAAAAGTTCAATAATGCTAATTCAAATGCGGATGTATATAATGAACAAAATATTATAAATAGCACTGGTATGTCAAATGATGTTAAATATTCACCAGCTGATCCAGAACAAGCAGTATATACTGAAATTGCTTCCAGTAATCAAAATCAAGTAAATGCTGAACCAGAAACCAGCTGTTATCCTCGTAGTAGTTTAACCGCTCAAGATCTACTACCTGCTGATTTGGATGCTACTAATTCTAAATGGGCTAGTATGAATCCTACAACAGGTGGAGCAATTGAAGATCAAAACTTATTAACGGCTGGATGGACAGTAGGTGTTAATACTGTGCAAAATTCTTTACGTAATCCTAATTTACAATTACGTTCTGAACCACCTAACCCTGTAAAACCTGTAAGTCCTTGGATGATTTCTACAATAGGTCCTGATACTAACCGTAGAGATATGGAAATAGGTTCCCAACCATATTGGGAAAACTAATATAAACATTTATTTGTTCAAAATCTATAATGGATAACTTAACAGGAAAGACACTTTTATTATCATCAATATCCAAATATTTTAAGAATAATCCTAAACACCTAGAACATTTAAAAAATATAATTTCAGGAAAAAGTTTTATATCTCTTAGATTAATTGATTGGTTACTAACTCATTTTGCTAAAAATAATAATATACAATATTGGATTGATGATAATAATAAAAAAATCTTTAAAACTTTGCCTGATAATTTAAAAAAAGCAGCTAATTTACGTAAGTTTAATATGTATATTGATTATCGGGCGCAATTAAAATCATTTAGTAAAATGTATTTTGATCCTTTTAGAAGACACGAACGTATTACTTATAAAATATCAGATAAAGAAGTTATTGAAACTACTATAGGACAACTTAATTTATTTCGTTGGTTTTTTAAAAATTATATATACGAATATATTTCTAATAATTACAATGAAATTGCTAAGAATATGAGTTCTAAAAATAAAAATGATAAGAAAGTTGTTGAACCTGTTCAAAAAGAATTAAGATACATTAAATTTAATTAATTCCTAATGTTTTTATTTTTTTATTATTAGTAATTTCTGCTGGATCCCACGATATATATAGTATATTTCTATTTGGTTCAGGTAATCTATTTACAATATAACCTGCTTTCTTATAAAGTTTCATTGTATGTTTTATACATTCCTCTACATTGAACAAAGGATATCCTATTATATAGTAGGGAACTACATAAAAAGTAGAATAACCATTATGTTCTGCGATTCTTTTTATTTTTTTATTACAAAGTTCTACTACTTTATTATAAGTTTTTGTATGATTTTGATCTATAGTTTTTTTTATATTATACAATTCATTTATACTTAAGATTGTTGTCATATTTATATATAAAATAATATTAAATAATATGTTAGGAAAACCTCCTAAAATAAAACCAACACCAATTGATCTAACATTATTAGAACCATTAAACGAAATTATATTAGGCAAAAGAAAAATGAGTGATAATATTTTTGTATATAAGAAAAAATGTATTTAAGGTTGAACAAAGATAATGAAGAAGAATTATATAAAAAATATACTGATTCTGCGTGGGATTATGCTAAGAATTGTTTAGAATATGAACACAAATATAAAAACTATACTAATATGAAAAAACTTAATTATCCTGATAATATTTTAGAAAATGAAAAATTTAAGCTTATTGCTGAAGCTAAAAAACTTGAAAAAAGTTATGATATTTTTGATCTATATTTAAATAGATTTTATGTAAATGATTTTACATTATAGTTGCTGTTTTACATTGATTATCTTTGGAACAACTCCATAATTTATTTTCTATTTGTATCATTTCTTTTTTTGGTCTATATTTATTATGATAATGACAACATACCTTTGTTGTTTCTGGTAGTAGTTTTGGTTTTTTATTTATAGGTTCATATGATTGTTTAGGATCATATGATGGATATGTAGGTTCATATGATGGTTTAGGATCATATGATGGTTTAGGATCATATGATGGTTTAGGATCATATGATGGTTTAGGATCATATGATGGATATGTAGGTTCATATGATGGATATGTAGGTTCATATGATGGATATGTAGGTTCATATGATGGTTTAGGATCATATGATGGATATGTAGGTTCATATGATGGTTTAGGATCATATGATGGTTTAGGATCATATGATGGATATTCAGGATCATATGATGGATATTCAGGATTATATGATTCTTTAGAAGATTCCATAACATTATATGATGGTTTCTTTATTTTCCATCCAATTTCGCCATTTATTGTGGTGTGTCTTTCAATTAATGTATCAGCTATATCATTTTCTACTGGTAATTCAATATCTTTTAAATGCTTAAAATGACATAAATCGTTTTTGCAAAAATTATAATCAGAAAAATATTTACATCTTTTTGAATAAAAGTTATTGTTAATTTCATTACTGGGATAATAAACAATTTCGCACGTAAATGGATTGAAAAAATGTCTCACATTATATTTATTACAAAAGCATTCATACATATAATTGCGTAATTCGATCATTGTTATTAAATCAATTTGTTTTCATTTTTATAATTAAATAGTTCAAAGTCTTTTGCATATACTTTATCAATAATTGAAATACATTCCGCATCTAAAAATATAGAAATATCCCGAGTATTAATTTTAAAATCTTTATTATCTTCAATTTTTTCAATAATAATATCTTTAGGTAATGCAAGCGTATTTTCACAAATAAATAAATAAGAAGGATAATAATGAATAAAATTATAATTATAATTTGAAAAATCATAATATTTTAATACCATTTTAATAAATATACGTAAATCCGTAATAGTATTTATAGGATTTTTATAAAAGTAAGCACTAATTAATCTTTGATATGGATTTCTTACATATGTATGATATAAAACTTTATCATATTTACAAAACTTATTTCGTAATGCATACGAAATATGTGCATAATCAAAATCATTTGAACATCCACAATATTCTTTAATTACTTCTGTTTTATTTTTAATATTATTTCTTATTGTTTTACCAGCAGTTTTTGGTATATGAATAAAACAATATAGAAAATTATTTTGTTTATATATTAACATATGAAACTTTTAACTTATGATAAGAAAAATATAGAATATCCTGATAATTTAATATTTAGTTTTTTTTAAGTAATTTATTATTATATGATGATACAATAAAATTTAATAATTTCATTATAGAGCTTTAAAAATGTGAAGATAAATAAAAAATGATAACTTGTTTATATATAGAACATAATATGTCTAATATTAATTTAAAAATTATTGAACAGTTACTAAATAAATTGCCATTAAATAATGATATTATTAATATCATTGTTTCATATTATTTAAAACAAAATGAAAAAAAATTATTACCGTGGATTGATATAAATAATCTATCTTGGTGTTATTTGTCTGCAAATCCAAATGCTATTGACTTATTGAAAAATAATATTGATAAAATAAGTGACTACGAATTATACACTAATCCAAATTCATTTTGTCTGTATAAAATAGATGAAAACCCAAATAATATTAATAAAGTAGCAAATAAAAAAGATAGTCTTAAATTCATTAAAAATAATCTATCACTTTTAAATAGTCGTGGATGGTATGATTTATCCACAAATTCTGATGCTATTCATATTTTAGAACAAAATATAGATAAAATAAATTGGGTAGGATTATGTAATAATATAAATGGGATTGATATTCTTAAAAAAAATAAAGATAAAATACATTGGAAAACGTTATCTAAAAATCCTAATGCAATTGAATTATTAAAAGAAAACAAGGATAAAATAGATTGGAATGAATTATCTAAAAATCCTAATGCAATTGAACTATTAAAAAATAATTTAGATAAAATAAATTGGAGTAATTTATCTAGTAATATTAATGCAATTGAACTATTAGAAAATAATTTAGATAAAATAAATTGGAGTAAAGTAAGTTATAATTTAAATGCTATAGAATTAATTAAAAATAATAAAGATAAAATTAATTGGTTTAGTTTGTCTGCAAATTCAAATGCTATAGAAATTCTTAAAGATAATCAAGATAAAATTAAATGGGATATATTTTCACGTAACCCTGCAATTTTTGAATAATTGTTATTTTTCACATATATATTTATTGTTTAATACGGATTAATACGGATAATACCTCCTTCAATTAAGTGTTTAGGGTTTCTTTGTACACCCGATGCTGATCGTGTTCTTTTTGTAGTATTGGCTTGATTGGAATCTGTCATTGTATAAAATAATGATAATAATAAAAAGTTTTCATCTAATTTAGATTTTTCTATTGTACTTGGTGCTGATTTTGCTTTGTTATGTGTTCCTCTTTCAGCTGGTGCTGATTTTGCTTTGTTATGTGTTCCTCTTTCAGCTGGTGCTAATTGTGCTTTGGGTCCTCTTCTAGCATCCGGTGCTGATTGTGCTCTGCGTTCTTTTTTAGCATTTTGTGCTGATTGTACCCTGTTAGATCCTATAACTTCCTTTTGAAAATAAGGAACTTTAGTATTTTCAGGACTAATAATTTTTAAAAGCGAAGATTTTGGATTTTCATATTCATAACTTGAAATGAATTTTCCAATTTCACGTCCATCCGAACTAGTTTTACTATATGTTAAATTTTCTAATAAATCTTTATGAGTTAGTTTTAATACTTGAGATTTTATAGTATCTATAATAAAATATTCATTATCAGAATGTTTTGTACTATATTTAGTAGCGTTCAATGCAACCCTTTCAACATTAAATTTTTTAAGTAATTCTTTAAATTTATCACACTCTAATTTGTCTTCTATAATAGTATTAATTTCTAATGAAATTGTTTCATTATCTATATCTTTATCTGTAAATTTAAATGGTTTTATATTTGATGATTCAGTTATTACAGGTATTATTTTAAAATAATTAGATGTTTGTAATATATCATTTACTGTACTACATACAAATGTTAAAACGTTTTCTTTTTTAGCATTTTGTGCTGATTTTGCTTTGTTATGTGTTCCTCTTTCAGCTGGTGCTGATTTTGCTTTGTTATGTGTTCCTCTTTCAGCTGGTGCTGATTTTGCTTTGGGTCCTCTTCTAGCATCCGGTGCTGATTGTGCTCTGCGTTCTTTTTTTGACTTTTTACCATTACCACCAACTGTAGGTGTTCCTCCAGTATTTACTTGAGTTCCATTAGCCTGATGATGATATTTATTTGACGATGTCTCGTTAAAAACATAAGGTATTTTATTATCTTCTAATGTATCTTGCCATTTCTGTCCTAATTCCTTTAAACTTTCTGATTCCCTATCATACATTTCTTTTTTTTCTGCTGGAGTAGTATTGTTATAATTGGTCACAAGCCAACGATCAACTTCTGTTTGTTTATTTAATACTTTAGTTAAGGCTTCTAATTGTTCACTTTTATATTTTTCTACCCTAGGAAATATGGTACGATCCTTAATACCATCTTCAGCAACTCTGTCCCTATAAAATGTTGTTAGAATATCATGATGATTTGTTACCATATCTTTAATATGTCTAAAAGCAAATTGTTGCAGTATTAACACATATTCAAAAACTTCCTTTTTATTTCTGAAAAATTCTAAGTCGTTCTTGTCATTATATAATAATTTTCTAATGCCTAAATAATCTAAATATTGTCTAGTAGCCAGTGCATACCTTTCAGCAAACTGCTTATATATAGTTCGTTCTTGATCATAATATGATAAATTTAATTGTGGTCCTAGATCAGATTTTTGTTTATTAAAAACATCTCTCCATTCTTGATTTTGTTTTTCTTCAAAGGCTTTAAGTTCTTTAGCTTGATATGTTAATTCTAACTCTCCAACAACATATTTTAAAATTTTACTATGAGTTTGAGAATGATCCATACTATGAATTATTCGCTCTTCAAGATTAATAAGTTCTATTATGGGGTCTGGTACTAGGTATTGCATTGCTCTAGGTTCATATACACGGTCAAATAGTGATGGACCTTTTGGATCTTGAGGTTGTACAGTTATTTCAGCATCTCTAGGTTCTAACTCGTTATAAGTTTTTTTGATTGCACTATAACTATTTGACAAACCAGAAGGTTTGTATAAAGCAAGTTGTTTGCGTCGTTCTTCTGCATCATATATAGGCATAATATAATGTCTTATGGAAACCTCTCCTGGTTTGTATTTTTTTTCTGTTTCAAGCTTCAAATCTTTTTCTGCAAGTTCACTTCTAAACAAATAGTTGTCTGTTGTTGCAGGTATTAAAAAATAGTTTAATACCTGTCTCATTGCAGCAGGTATTACTTTAGAACACATATTTTCTAAGTAAGATTCAACATCATTTTCATGCTTATCGTCAATATTATTAAGATAAAAATGATCATGATCACTTTCCTCGGTAAATGATATTTTTTTAATTAGATCGGTACTATTCAATACTTCAAGAAGTTCTTCAAAACTAACAACAGGTGTATAAATTTTTTTTGAAGGAGTACTATGGACTCCGCCACTAGCAGTGTCTTCAATGCCACAAATACGCCAGTTTGTTCTCACAGTATCCATACTAGGATCTGAGTGATGACTAATTTTGTTATTTGCATTAGGTGCTAATATATAACTATCAGAATATATTGAAAAATGTGATGATTTGAAACAAGATTGTGTAGCTGCAGAAGTGGATTGTTTAGTAAAAAAAGAATAATGCATTGGTAAAACTAGGTTATCACAGTTTTGACCTGTTATTTTAAATCTTTGTGTAACACATTCAGGAGGTTTCATATCCATAAATCCAATCATTAATAAACCCGATTCACTATTAAAATTCATTACAACTTTAATTGAATAATCAACATTTCTACCATGCCCATCTATTTCTTTTAAAAGCAGTACATGTCCATCAACTCCATCAACAGTGCTTTGAGATTTTAATCTATTAAAAATGCGTTTAATACTTTCAGAAGTTAATTTCTCAAAAACTGAGTAGCATTCTAATTCCTTAGGGTCTCCTTGTATATTTTTAAATCTTGCATCTCTACCTGCTGTTGCTACACCACCTTTAATTTCTTTTTTTATTCTTTGAATATCAATATAGTAAATACCATATTTTTGTAAATAGTCAATTGTTTCTATTATTTGCTCTTTGTCAAATTTAACAAACTTAGAAATTATATCTGCATTTTTGTATATATGATTATAAATATGAAAGTTTAATTTAAATTGTAATTTAGTATATTTATATTCTATAGGACTTTTTGCTGGAGATTTTGCTGGAGATTTTGCTGGAGATCTTGCTGGAGATCTTGCTGGAGATTTTGCTGAAGATCCTGCTGGAGATTTTGCTGAAGATCTTGCTGGAGATCTTGCTGGAGATCTTGCACTAACAGTATTAGCTCGGGAAGCTTCTGAAGAACTTGAATATTCTTCTTGTTGTCTTTCACCACTACGAGTTCCACTAGGTTTAGGTTTAGGTCCAAAATTTATACTAGAACTTTTTTTGGAAGGCATTTATTTTATATACAATATTATAATATAGGATTTTGACTATTAAGTAATAGAATTTTTGGTAATTATTTCAAAATTAATCTATTGCAAGAGAACAAAATGATTTACTAGAACTTCAAGTATTTTAGTAATAATGTCATTTTTGAAATTTTATTACTTGTTACAACATTATTTCTGTGTTTTTTATATAGAAAATTATTCTGTTTATATATTAACATATGAAACTTTTAACTTACGATAAGAAAAATATTGAATATCCTGATAATTTAATATATTATTCTGCGTTTTTAAGTAATTTACCAAACTATAATGAAACTGTAGAATTGAATAATAAATCTTGTTCGTATATAATCCTTAAGAACATTATATATTTTTTAAATAATCATAATGATTTTAATATTAATAATACAGATAAAAATTATATAATTAAATGGAATAATAGATTTTTTGATTTACCTGATAACATCTTATTTCAAATTATTGAAGCAAGTTGTTTTTTAGATATTGATAGTTTATTTGAATTATCTTGTAATGAAATTGCAAATATTATAAAACAATGTAATACACCTAATGATGTACGTAAAAGATTTAATATAAAAGATGATATAACACCAGAAGAAAAACAAGAAATATATAAATTAGCATTAAGCTTATAATGCTATAATTTTATCTAAAACATCGTTTTTAAATTCTTTAACTACTTTATCCCATTTATAATTTTCTAATATATGTTTTCTACCACGATTACCGTGTTTTTCACATAAATCTGGATTACTAAAATATTTCCATAATCCTTCCATATAATCTTCTGGCAAACATATTTCGTCAATTGATCCAATACCTTTCATTTTACTATTTAATTCTCCATATTTATGTAATTTAGGTTGTATTAATGTAGATATATTATTATTCATAAATTCTTTATGTCCTCCAACATAGGATGCGACCTGTGCTCTTCCTATACCCAAACTTTCACTACAAGTTAGTCCCCATCCTTCTGCATGGACAGGTGCAAAATTAACATCACATAAACTCATAAAAATATTGATATCTCTATCAGATACTCTTTGTGCATTATCAATAAACCATAATGTTTTTTTAGCATATTCAAAATCTAAATCAATTAATTTACATTCGTGTTCTAAAACAGCCATTAGATCCCAATGACCTTCTTGTGATGTTCCTATAGCAAACAAGATAGGTCTTTTAGTATGATGATTAGTCTTAAATTCGTGTTTAGTGTCTTTAGAACCTACATTAGCAATCCAATGTCTTTTAACAAATAAAGCCCAGGATATAATCGCAATATCCCAACCTTTTCTAGGTTGATTGCGATTTGTAGATTCAATAATAAAAGCATCTTGTGGAAGATCATAATAATAACGACAATAAGATTTTGGAATAGGAAAATATAATTTATCATCAAAACCGTGTTTATATACATAAACTGGCATATCTTTACGAATACCTATTCTATAAGTATTGTCTTTCCAAAATGGAGTAAAAGCAATAATAGCATCAAAATGTTTATTTAACAAATTAATATATTCTGTTTTTTGAAACATATATACTTGATCCATATATGATACTAATTTAAACTTTGATCTATATTGATGCATTTCATTTATAATATTTGCAGTTACAGCAGATGTGATCATACTATCATTAAAAATAATAATAATATCGTAAGCATTTTCTTTTAAATGTTTTGCTATAACTTTTTCACCAAAACCACTACCTGATACATTATTATCTTTTTCAATTTGTAGTGGATCAAGTAATTTAACATTGGATGGTATGTCATTTCTTATAGCACCGGATGTTTGTTTATAGTTTTGAAATCCCCAAATTGATAAATCTATTTCATCTTCATATTTTCCTAAATATTTTGAAGTGTAATATGTAATCTTTGAATAACCATTTGTTGTTCCTATTGGATATGTTCCACAGAAAAGAATACGGGTTTTATCGCTTTTAGTATTCCAAACATCCTGTATTTTTTTATTTGTTTTAACTATATCTTTTATTGAATATTCACCTATAACTATTGTTTGTTTTTCAAATGGATTCATTATTATAGAAAAACAATTAATAATGTTTTATATAATATAAAAATGTTAAAAGCTAGAACATTATCTGTTAATAGTAAAAGTTCGTCTAGTATTCCACACGTTGCAAAAGCTAGATCATTATCTGTTAATAGTAAAAGTTCGTCTAGTATTCCACACGTTGCAAAAGCTAGAACATTATCTGTTAATAGTAAAAGTTCGTCTAGTATTCCACACGTTGCAAAAGCTAGAACATTATCTGTTAATAGTAAAAGTTCGTCTAGTATTCCACACGTTGCAAATAATGATTTTATATTTTTCGGGTGTTGGAATAACATTAATTGTTCTAAAAAAGAAAAACTATTAAATAGAAATGTTGTTTTAGCGTTATTAAAAAATTTATATTCAAATATGCCTATTGTTTTAGCAGGTGATAATTGGTATAGTCACAAAATAAAAGTTCCAAAATCATCAGTTCAAGCTCCAAATGCTTCAACTTCAGAAAATAAACAAATAAATAAGTTTAAGTTTTATCCTTTATATGTATTAGAAACTGGTTATGAAAAATTATTTCAAATATCTAAAAAAGTTGATATAGTTTTAGGTAATCACGATATAAATCCTAACAAATTAAATGACTTTTATTATCAATGTGATCAATTAGGTTGTATGGTTAAAGTTCAAACTGATATTATAAGTAAAATATTATTAGGTCATAGTAGTAGCATTAAATATATTCAAAATATTTATCAATATAATGATGTAAAATTATATGTATGTAAGCCACATATTGAAGAAAAACGTAAAGGAATATTCTTTTTATATTTAAATACTAATATTTTTGAAGCTGAAGATATTGCATCAATTGATAAATATCGTGAGTTAGTTATTCGTGAATTAATTGGTAAAAAAATTAAATTATTATTTATTGTTGGTCATCATCCTTTCTTTGGATTAAAAAAAAAGAAGAAGAAGAAGAAAACTGATGGTGAACCTACACCTGAAGCTGAGTTTATAATTAATACAGTAGCTGATCTATATTTTAAAGAAAAAGTTGATGAAGCTAAAGTTAAAGTTAAAGCAATTAATAAGTTTTTAAATATTTTTACAAAATACAAAAGTATTTATTTATGTGCTGATATTCATAATTTTCAAATATGTAAATTATCTAATAATCTTTGTATGGTTATATGTGGTTCTGGTGGTGCTTCAAGAGATCTTCCTGGTGATTATGTTGATAAGACTGATCCTATTCCATTAAAATGTAAATTAAATGATAATATTGAAGTTACTGATATGTATGTTCATGATGCTTATGGATTTAGTAAAATCACTTATTCAAATTCAGGAAATAAAGTTGAAATTACATATTATAAATTTGTTAATACTGATATTGAATATAATATATTTAAATATATTTTAGAATATCGTAATAAGGCTTGGACTGTTAGTAAAGAAGCACCAACCAAAGGCGAATCAATAATAACCAAAGAAGATTTTAATACTAACAATCATTGTCCAAAAATACGTGTAGAAGTAGGAGTAGAAGTTGAAGAAGAAGAATATAAAAAACTAGTTAATCCATTACTCGCTACTATGGATGGCAAAAAATGCGGAACAAAGGAAAAATGATATAATTAATTTTAATATATATATCAATGTTTAAAAAAGATATTATTAGTAAATTAAAAACTATACCAGATAATATTACAAAAATAGAAGATATTGTTGATTATATTTTTGATAAAGAACCAGAATTACAAAAACCTACTTATGCAAGTTTTAGATCAATTAAATTAAAAGAAATGACTGATAATCCTATTAGTTATAAAGAAAAATTAGCTGTAATTAGTCAGGAATGGAAAAAACTTAAAGAAACATTTTAGGATCATATTTGTTATAAAATCCTTTTTCTTCTAAAAAATCAAGTTTGGTAAATCTGACATCTAGACTATCTCTGTTAGCTAGTAAAATACAAGTTTCATTTATTTTTTCTAGTATGTCTTGCAATTTCTTGGGTGAATGAGTCATATTATTATAATAATAATAAGTTTTTATATACTTAAAATATAAATGGAAAATAACATATTAAGTCCTATTAATAAATCTGTTAGTTTTGAAAATAGAACATTTGTATTAGATAATCGTATTAAATATGCTAGTAATTTTATGAAACATTTTACATCTACTAGTATAGGTGATTTTATAATTTTAAAACAAGATAAATATAGTTATAAAAACTTAATATTAAATAAAAAAATTGGAAGTAAAAGTAAATATGGTGCAGTATATTCGGTTACATATGGAATAAAACCTAGAATATATACTGCTGCCTCTAAATTAATATGTATAAATGAAAGCAATACAAAAGAATTATCTATTTTAGAAAAAATTACTAAGATTATTTTAGCTAAAAAAACTATTCATTTTCCTATAATGTATTTTTATACTACAATATCTAAAACTAGTAATATGAAGTCTTCATTATTGCCAGAAGCTATTAGGTATTGTGATAATTTTTATGTAAGTTTTAATGAAATGTTTTCAGGTGATCTTAAGATGCTAATGTCGTCTAAGAAACAAAGTACGACATTTATGAAAAATGCTATTACACAAATATTCTTTAGTATTTCTAATTTTTCACATTATACTGGTTTTATACATAAAGATGCACATTGGGGTAATTTTTTATATCATAAAATAAAACCAGGAGGATATTTTTATTATAAGGTAAATGGTATTGACGTTTATCTTGAAAATATTGGGTTTATATGGGTAATTTGGGATTATGGATTTGCTAAAAAAATTAAAGCTGATAATGTTATACGGGATTATTCACGTATAATTCACGCATTTTATCCAAAATTATATGGTGGATGGATTCCTGACAATATTACGTATAACTCTAAAGATATTGATTTTCCATTAAATGTAAATAGATCACTACTTGTATTATCGTATAATAGAGATTCTTATAAAACTAAAAAAAAACAAGTTCATAACATATTATTTGATTTATATCCAGAATTATTAATTAAACCTGATGAATCTTTGATAATAAATAAAAAACCTTTTGTTATTACTTAAGCATTATATTATTATATTAAATTATGTCTAAATTAATATTATATTCAAGTGATATTGTAGGTAAATATGTATTACATTATATTCATAAAAATTTAAAATTAGACAATGGTATTTATAATGGGTATGATAAAATTAGAAATAGAGAATATCTTTTAAAAGGTAAAAAAACTTATTCACATCTTATTAGTCCAAATAATGGCAAATATGTTTTAAAACATAAAGATTATTTTATAACTATAACAATTGAAGATCTTATACTTAATAATATTACACAAACAATAAATACAGATGAAAAAGATTATACTATTATTAAAACAATAGAATTATCTATTGAGGAAAATGATAGTAATTATTTAAATAATTTTATTACGCATTGTTGTAATACCCGTGAAAATTATTTAGAAGCTGAATCAAATAGTAAAATTGTTAAAAAGTTTTATGGTAAATATGGTTGGTCTAATTCAACCATAATACCTAAAAGATCTATGGATACTATATTTCTTAAAAAACAACAAAAAGAAGATGTTTGCAATGCTATTAGTAGCTTTATTGATCCAGATTCTTACAATGATTATATTAAACACGGAATACCTTATAAATATAATATATTACTACACGGAAAACCAGGAGTAGGTAAGACTACTTTAATTCATTGCATAGCTACTAAATACAATTGCGATATTTTAGTTATTAATATTAATTCTGAATTGAAAGAATCTGATTTTTTAGAAGCTTTTAGATCTATTAATGAAAATGAAAAGTTAAGTGTAGTAGTTATAGAAGATGTAGATTGTATTTTTACAGATAGAAAAGAATCTGATACAATGCGGAATAATATAACAATGCAAGGATTTTTAAATTGTATGGATGGATTTAATAGTCAAGAAGGTATGATATTAATTTTAACAACTAATCATCCTGAAAAACTTGATAGTGCTCTAACACGTTCAGGTCGTATAGATTATTCTATTGAACTTACATATGTTGATAAAGATCAAGCATATGATATATATAAATCTTTTTTTGAAGATGAGAATATGTTTAACGAATTATGGAAACAAATTAAAAGTTTTGATATACCACCTTGTATACTAGTTGATTTCTTTTTTATGCATCGTAAAAAACAAAATATAATTAAAAATATTTCAAAATTAATTGAAACATTACATAAAAATAATAAAGAATTTAAAGGTGATCTTTACATTTAATTACATTTAATACTTTACCGTATATAGTATCAATATAACCTTCTATTTTAATACTTTTTTCATTATGTTCTTTATTATGACATTCATTACATATTGGAACTAGATTATCTATTTTATTTTTATTTTTACTATCATCATTACATTGATATATTATGTGATGTGTTTCTGTAGCTTTATTAATATTACAAACTAAACATTTATCCATATATATTTTAGAATTATAATTTGATTTCTTAAATTCTATAAAATTATGATTAGTATTTGTTAATGTTTTCTTAATTTCTTCAGCTTTCAATAAAAACTCATTTGGCATTTTGAGATATCTACATATATTAATTCCGTATAATTTATCTCCATCACCATCTTCTAATTTTCTTATAAACTCTATATTATCATTAACAATATTAATTTTCATATGTTTAATTAATATTTTTTCATTTGTTGTTATATCTTCAATATTAATTAATTCGTGTAAATGTGTTGCAAATAAAAAAGAACATTTTAATTTACAAAGTTCTAATATACTTGCGGATACTATTGATATTGCTGATATATTTTCAGTTCCTGCACATACTTCATCTCCTACAACTAATGAGTTTTTATTTGCTCGTTTTAGTATATTGTCCAATTCCGTCATTTCACGAATAAAACTACTTGTTCCCCTAAAAATATTATCAGCACTGCTTATACGTGTATATATAGCATTGTATGGTGAATATGTCATTGAATCGCAAAACACATACATACCAGATTGGGCTAATAAAATATTAATTGCTACAGATTTCATTAAACAACTTTTACCACTGCTATTAATACCATATAATAGCATTCCATTTGCCTTCAATTTAATATCGTTTTTTACACATTTGCTAGTTTGTTCTATAATAGGATTGCGGATTCCTTTAATATTAAAATATGATCTAGATTTCATATTAATAATTGGTTTACATAGATTATATTTTATCGTATTATTAATATTACATATTAAACAATCATAAAATCCTATTTTATCAATAGTATTTGTTATAATATTAAAATTATTATCTCCAAAATCTTTTATAAATTTTTTATAAATTTCATTACTTTTTGTAGTTATATCGGTTTTTATATTTATAATTGAATCTGTTATATTTCTTATTGTATTACTGGTAATACGATAATTATCTTTTGACTTTGTTTCTGTAGTATAATTAGACATTTCAGTTGAATTAAGTTTTTTTGCAGTTTCATACCTTCTTTTCGTCATTAAAATATTTATATTATCTTTTGTTATATCTATTTTACATTGTGTTGTATCTTTTTGTCCAATTGTTGATATTGATTGCACTATATCTTCTAATTCTTTAAAATTATTATTATAAGATTCATTTAGATCATCTAATTCTTTAAAATATCCTTTTTTAAATGGTGAAAGATCATTGGTTAAACTATCTAAATCCAAACAACAATATGATTGTTCTAGTTTATTTATATCATCTAAGGGTTCTTCAAAGAATGTTAATAGTTTTTTAGCATATGTTATAGATACTGCAAAATTAAACCATTCTGTTTGTAATATTTTCATTGATACTATTTTACGATATAGTCTTTCAATATCATATATTTGTTTTAAATTATTTATAGGTTCCGTCATATCAGTATCTAAATATTGTTCTATTATATCATATGACTTATTTAAAGAGCTTTCAGTTGTTTTTGGATATATTAGACGAGTATTCATAGCACGTCTTCCTATCGCAGTATAACATTTATTTATTATTTTAATAACAGAGTTTTCTTTATGATCAATGTAATTTAATTGTATAGCACTATCATAATCTAATTTAAATGTATCATCATTATCAATATATGTAGGTTTTTCAATATTTTTAATAATATTAGGATTACGTTCATATACAAATTGAATTGCATTTATTAAAGCAATTAATGCAATTGGATAATAATTAAGATCTAAATAATCTATTACATTTGCTACAGATTGATAATTATATGCTTTTATTAAAGTTTGTTTTTGATATTCCAATTTTGTATATTCTTTATTCATTTTACCAATTTTATTATGAATTGTAGTTGATTGTGAAAACATTTCGTATATTTTATTAAGATCATAGTTATCTGATAAACTTGTTATTAACACTTCAGTTGGTTTATGAATTGTTATAATTCTTAAAATATCATTATAAGCTTTATTACGATCATTTGATGTTGAATGACTTTCTAATATAAAACATTTATTAGATAACACATTTAAGACTACACATCCCATTGAATTATCTTCTAAATAAAAAATAATTAAATTAGACACTTCGTCTTTACAATTAACATTAGTTCCTGGTGATATTATTTCACGTAATCCTCGTTTTTCTCTACCATCTGTGGTTTGTTCGCCAATTTGTTCATATACAATACAAGTATATCCTGCACTTGTTATTATATTAGCATATTTTGGTAATAGTTCTATTTTAAAACCTGCCATATAATAATTCGATTTTTTACCTGCAATTGCTAGTTGTGTTATTTCAGATATACCTTTAATATCAATATTATCTTTATTACAATCTGAATATATTTCGTAAAATGCACCAACTTGCATTAATAAAACAGTATTATTACCATAAATTGATTTATAATGTGAAGTTCTTTCAACATAATATGGATATATTTTTTTTATATCAATATCATCTGTCATTATATATATATTATATAATATATTGTCTTTAAGTATATATTATTAAAATAATAATAAAAAGGATACTGAATTATATCCTAATTATTATTACATATATTAATTTATTTCTTTTTTGCTTGTTTTTTTGATTTTTTGGTTTTGGTATTATCAGTTTCTTTGGTATTATCAGTTTCTTTGGTATTATCAGTTTCTTTGGTCTTTTTAGGTTTTTTAGGATGATCTTTTGTCCATATAGCACCAATTATTTTAAATATTTCAGAACTAGATAGAGTAGGATTTTCTTGTTTTACAGTAGGCATCATATCCTTAATAAACGTATTATATTCATTTGGTTCTTTCTTAAAAGTTTTAATATTAATTTTAGTTTGCCCTTTAATACCAGCTTTAACTATTTTATTAAATAGTTTAGTTTGTTCTTTTTTATCAATTGTATCATTAAAAGCTTCATTTTCTTTAACTTTATTAAGCAAATTAATGATATTATCAGCTATTTCAACATTTGATAGCGCCATTTTTATAATTGATATAATATAACAACATCATTTTTTATCATTTGTATTACAAACATTAGCTAAATTGCTATTCAATTCATTAGTAGCAATAGTTAAAATGTTTTTATTATTTGCTAAAATATAAATACAACATTTATTATCAACAATAGTTCTATCAATACAATAATCAAAATTACTACTATACACTAAACATTTTACTTTATAAATTAATGTTTTAAGATTACTACCTTTCTTACCAATTACTCTACCAATTAGATCTTTATCAAATTCAACTTTATTATGATACAAATATTCTTTTAATTTATCTTGAATAGGATATTCTTTTTTAGATTTGGTAATTGTTGTAACAACAGTGTTATTTTTAATAATATTAACATTTTTTTCACCAATATGTGTTTTTGGTATCCTTTCATTTTGACGTTGAATTGCGTGTTTTGAAAATCTAAGTGGTGGTTTTACAAATACAGGGTCATTATAATATTTTACAAAATACTCATCGTTATAATACATTATGTTTTAGATTCTATATTATATATCATTTTTATGTCTTTAAAATTATTTACATTATATACTATTTTAATTAAAGTTTTCCAAAAACTATCGCTATAACTTTTTCTATTAATTTTATTTACAATAGTTAATTTTTTTTGATACCAATGTAAATATCTTAAAGATTGTTCTATATTTTCACCAATAGCATCAACATTATATGGATTTATATATCCTTCTTTTATAAGTTTTTGCATAAAGGTTAATACCTCTTGTTTATCTAACATTGCTTTTGGTAATACTTTCCATAAATCAACAAAAGATATATAATTATAATCTGGACATTTTATAAAACTTTCTTTACAATCTACGAATACATCGTTATTATCAATTATCAAAATATTATTTTTATCTAAGGTTTTAATACGTTTAGATATTTTTTGTATTGATTTATAATAAGAATTATCCATTTCAATACAATCATCTCGTGTTAATATAGGTCTATCAAACTTTAAATTACAACATTTTTCTATCCATTTTATTTCTTTTAAAGCCCAATCTTTTTGACTAGCAGTATAAACATAAATTTTAATATCTGGAAACTTTTCACGTATTATATAAATAAACTTACAAAAATATGGACGAATTATACCCGTTTTTTCATTATAACAATTCGCAACCATTCCGCAATTTTTTTTAACTTTATTACATAGTGTATGTGCCAATAATTGATATGTAATATTACCAATTATTGTATTATCCAAATCTAATATTAGTGTTGGTGGCATTTATTAAATAATAACAAATATTAAATGTGGTATATTCATATATTAGTTCCTATTATTTTAGCTATTATTCTTAACTTTTATATTTATATACAAGGATGGAATAATGATAATCAAAAAAATAGTAAATTACCACCTGGATATATTATAGGATCTATTTGGATTATTATTTTAGGATTATTAGGATATATTCATTTTTTATTATATCCTTCTGTTTATTCGTGGTTTATTGTTTTAACTATTTTATATTGTTTATCGTATCCTTTTTTAACATCTGGGTTACAAAATACTGATAATAACTATTTTAATTTAATAGCATTAATATTAGCTATTATAGTTACAATTATAATGTATTATAAATCAAATATTATTTATGTTATTCCATTTTTATTATGGACATTTTATGTCAATATTATATTAAATGTATTTTAATACAATATTAAAATTAGATTTAATTATAATAATTATACAAAAATATTGTTTTAAATATTTAAAACCTGATAGGGATCTTAATAAATCTAAAACAATTCAATTTGTTTTAGATCAACTTAATGATATTAGAAAAACTAAAGATTTTAAAGGTGTAAAATCCATTTTTACAATTGAGAAAAAATATAAAATTAAAGATCTTAAAGATTGATTGGGTATATTATGTGCTAATAAACCTGGATTATTTTCAAAATATTTTAAACTTGATGTTGAAATTGATATGACAAAAGGTTATAGAACTTATGTTAATTTACTGTCTAAACTTGGAAATAATAAAACAAAAGTTGATCTTAAAGAACCAAATAACAAAATATCTATATTATTTAATTTATTGTTTTATGATGTTATAGTTGTTGGAGGTGTACCTAGAAAAAAAACCACAACAGATAAAACAGATAAATCTTTTAACGGTTTTTATGCATTACAGCAAACAAAGAAAATAGATAAAAAACACCAAAAAAAGAGTTGAAAAATTAAAAAAAGACTATGATGAATCCATTGCAACAGGTAAAAGTAGATGGCGAGCAATTGTTATGACGAAATTAATTTTACGTAGTTTAAAAGAAAAATATGGACCTGAATTTGCAAGAGAGACTAAGCTATCTACATCTTTACTAGAAATGTTTTTTCGGGATGCTAGACCGCATTGGTTAAGTGTAGAGACATTTAGACAATCATTAAAAGATCCTGTTCTTAGACCATATAATAAAATTTATCCTATTGTACAACAATCAGATTTAGGTTCTTGTTGGATTAATTCTATTTTAGTTGCTTTAATGTATCCTTATTGTTTAAAAGAAAAATTTCTAAATATAATTATAGTCCTTTTAAAAGAAAGGACAACAAACTTAGAACAACAAAAAACATCATTAGAAATTTACAACGCTAGTGTTGCACGTATAATTCAAAACCACTTACGCGAATTATTGGTTTTACAATATGGTAGAAATTTTAATATGACAGGAAAGGAATGTATTCACTCAGAGTTATCTTTTGTTAAAGATTTTATTACGAAACTTACAGATATACCAATACCAATTGATATATCAACTAATATATTTTCTAGTTTTTCTCAAGTTAGTAAACATCCAAATAAAAAATTAAATGATATAATATTAAATGAAGGTGGTACATTTGCAGATATTTTTGAACTAATAAAAATATTATTAACATTTGGTCTTGAATTTACAGAAGAAGTAGATAGTCCTACAAAGTTGTATACGAAAATAGTAAATGGTAAAAAAATAACTATACGTGTTATTGAAAAACCTGAAAACAATGCAGTTAGAAATTATTTAATTCCTGGATTTGAGTTTGCATCAATTATTTTACGTAATTATGAAAAAACAAAAAAAACTGAAGGTTCTGCTGGAGATATGGATGTTTCGGGATCTTCCGAATTAGCAGATATGCTAGAAGAATTTATGGAAGAAGAAGAACAAGCTGGACACGTAACTACAGTTGTAACTGATGATTTTAGGGAATCTATGGAAGAAGAAAAACAAGCTGGACACGTAACTACAGTTGTAACTGATGATTTTAGGGAATCTATGGAAAAAGAAAAACAAGCTGGACACGTAATTACAATTGTAACTGATAACAACAAAGATTTCTTTTTTTATAATGGTTGGATGTATAATAACATTGTAACCCCCCTACAATCCACAAATGGCACAGACATACCAATAACAACAAACGACGATAAAACATTATATTTTGACTTAGTTAAATCAAGTGGTATTATGATTTTGTTTAAAGTATAAGAAGTTTAGCTTATATATTTCTTCAATGTTATACTACTTATACCTGAAACTAAAGATGCATTTTCATAAATATCATCTGTTAGTTCTTCATAAGTCAATAGAATAGCAATAATTGCTTTTGTTGATGGTAATTTATTTTGTATTTTTTTACAATTATTAATAGCTTCTTGTTCTTTAAAAACTGGTAAATTTAAATTAAAACACATTTACGGTATAAGATTTTCAGCATTAAATGTAGGAATTTTATTATTTTTATTAATTATTTTGATAGTTTTATTAAGTAATTTTTGATTTATTGATTTGTCTAATCCCATTATTTGTTTTATTGATTTTGTAGAATTACAGCATAAACAAGCACAATATATAGAAGCAAGATAGGTTTCAGGTTTTTTTATTTTAATATTAAATTGTAGTTCGTATGCTTTATATTTAACAGCTTGATTAACATTTAACATATCACAATAATTGTTGATAATTTCCATTTTGTATATTAAATTAAAATGTTTTCATTTTTATAATAATGTTGAAGTATATATTCTTTTTCTTTCATTATTTGTTTATATTTTATGTTCTTTATCCTTTTAGTCCTTACAATAGTATTGTAGCATTATTGGTATATATATCTTGGATTTATAATAACAATTATTGTATATTAAGTCAAATTGAATATAAATATTACAATGAAACTTTCATTTTAAGCACAAAATTAAAACCAATATCAAAATATGAAAAATATTTATTATTATTTTCACAATTTATAAAATTTATATTTCTTGTCCATAATACTTCAATGCTTCAAATGCACAATTATTTTCAGCTTCCTTTTTATTACTACCAGTAGCACTACCTAATATATTATTATTACGATCTTTTACAATATATGTAAATATTTTTTGAGATGATAAACTATTATGTGATACATTAGTTTCTAAAAATCTGGGATTATCTTGATATCTATTTTGCATATAAGATATTAAAGCATCTTTATAATTCGTATTTTTCATTATTAAATCTACAAAATCTATATATTTTTCAATAATATTAATTATCCATTGTTCTACAATATTAATATCATTACTATCAATATATAATGCTCCTATAAATGCTTCAAATATATCTTCCATTATTTTATAATTACTACGACCATTTATATCTTCTATTTGTTTTGATATTATCGCAAATTTACTAAATCCAATTTTATAACTTAAGAATCCTAACATTTTACCATTTACAATCTTTGTTCGCATTTTTGATAAAAATCCTTCAGGTTGATCAGGATATCTAATATACATATATTTTGCTATTATATATCCTAATATTGAATCACCTAAAAATTCTAACCTTTCATATGGCATTTCTTGTAGCGGTAAGCAATCTTCGGGACAACTAATATTACTATCAGTAAAATTAGTATTTTTCATACAACAATAACTTTTATGAACAAAAGCATTTCTAAATAAATTAATATTTTTAAATTGATAATCAACATTATGATTTTTGAAAAAATTATTTAAATCACTTTCATTTAAAATAATATTGGTATTATTAAATGGTGATAATTCTTCTGTAATTTCTTTTGTTTTATTATGTATATTAACTAATTTTTTCATTATTTATATAATAATATAAAGCTTACAATGTTTATATACATAAATGGATGAATTTAAAACTATTTTGTTAAATGATGATTTTTCTATTGCATACTATAGTAAAAAAAAGAATAAAGATTATGCTACATTGAAATGTAAAATTAAAAAAGAATATCCTAACGATGAAGAAATTAAAGCTTACATTGATTCTATAAATGATTTTTATGTTAATAAAATTAATAAAAATATTAAGTATAAAATTAAATTAGATACTGCTCAAATAGGATTTATTGGTTTTACTAATGTATATGAATGTGTAAAATGTTTTAGAAATGAAAATACTGTTAGTATTAATGAAGCTATTTTAATTGATACAACAATTTTTATATCAAATAGTAAATTAAAATATCTTTTAGAAACTATATTTACATTTTTACAACCTAGTAGACCTGTAATATTTAAATGCAGTGATGATATTTCTACATTAAATGAAACAGAAGAAAAAGATATTAGTAGTTCTATTTTTGATCTATTTGGTTAGAATTGCAATCATTTAGATGTATTATATAAAAATGATATGATAATTAACGATTATGTAAAATGGAGCAGTGTTTTATATGTCCTATAACACATAATGTTATGACTAATCCTTATATTGATAATGAAGGTAATACATATGAATATGATGCCATTTGTAAATGGCTGATAAATAATAAATCATCACCTATTACGAGAAATTATTTAGATCTATCACATTTAAAACCAAATAGATCTTTAAAAGACGCTATTGATGCTAAAACAACTAAAATAGATTATATATATGAAAAAAATATTATTTCAAGTATTATTGGTGAAAAAACTACTATTAATGATTACAATTATTTTAAACTTAATATTAAAACAATTGAAGGTGGTCCTTCATATCCTCCTGTTGATATAGTAGCTGTTATTGATATTTCAGGTTCTATGGATTCACCTGCTTTAGTTGAACAAGATGGTAAAAGTGTTGATATTGGATATACTATTTTAGATATTACTAAACACGCTTTAATTACTATTATTGAAAGTATGAAACCAAATGATCGTATATCTGTTGTAGTATTTTCAAATGATGCAAGAATCTTAATACCACTAACAACAAGTGATAATATTAATAGAACACTTATTACTAATTTAAGAACTGAAGGTGCTACAAATATTTGGGCAGGATTAAATATTGGATTACAACAATTTACTAATACTAATCGCATTCAATCTTTGTTATTTTTAACTGATGGATTGCCTAGTTCTCATTTATTACCACCACAAGGTATTCTACATTGTCTTAAACGTAAAATTACTAGTAAAATTAATATATATACATTTGGATTTGGGTATTCTTTGGATACTGAATTGCTTATTGATATTGCTAAAATTAGTAATGGTCATTTCTCATTTATTCCAGATTCTGGATTTGTAGGAACTATATTTATTCACGCATTAGCACATATTAATACAATTGCTATTAATAATCTTAAATGTTATTATAATACAGATAATATTACTTGTATTGGAAATAATTCAGATCTTACTACAGTTCATTATGGTCAATCTAGAACATTAGTTTTTAAAACAAAAGAAGATAATATTACTATTAAAATTGTTTATGATGATAAAGAACTTTCAATTGATACGTTTAATAAAGTTCAAATTAATGACAATCTTTTGTATAATATTATGCGTTTGGAATTAGTTGAAACCCTAGAACAAAAATCAAAACAATCAATTGACGAATATATGTTTAAATATAGTCATATTAATAATGAATTAATACAAGATTTTAAAGATCAAATATGTTTAGCAATTAAAGAACAATATTTTTCAAAATGGGGTAAAAATTACATTAACTCATTTAAAGATGCACATAGTCAAGAAAGATGTAATAACTTTAAAGATAAAAGTATTCAACATTATGGCGGTAAATTATTTCAAAATATGAAAGATAAAATTGACGATATATATACTAATATGCCACCACCAAAACCATCTAAATCTATTAATGAAGTTAAAGTATCTAAACAAGAATTTACTACTATGTTTAATAATGTAAATGGTGGTTGTTTTCATCCATTATCGCAAGTTTTAACAGTTAATAATTGTTTTAAACAAATAGATAAAATTGTAAAAGGTGATAAACTTATTGATAGTAAAGGCAATATTAATACAGTATTATGTTTGATTAGGATCAATGGTAATAATATTAAATTAATTAACATTGAAGGATTACTTATAACACCTTATCATCCTATAAGATTGAATAACGAATGGGTATTTCCCAAAGATATTAGCAATATAGAAACTAATTATAATTCAGTATATAATTTAGTTTTAGATAGTAATCATACTATTGTTATTAACAATTGTATTAGTTGCACTTTAGGACATAATATTACTGAAAATGAAGTTATTACACACGAATATTTTGGAACAGATAAGATTATCAATGATCTTAAACAAATTGAAGGTTTTAATAATGGTTATGTTGAATTGAATAATAATAGCTTTGTTAAAGATCCTGTAAAAAATATCATTACACAAATTAAAAAATGAAAACATTATTATTAAAACAATAAATGCAATATCTAAAATTTCTATTTGTAATTACAATGATTACATTTATAAATGCAAAAAACCTATGTTCATCTGGTTATGAATTTGGGTATATGAAAACAATAAATAATAAAGATATATATAGTTGCGTTCAATGTCCTGAAGATTTTTATAGTAATAAAAATACAAAATATTGTATAAGTTGTCCTCCTGGACATATATCAAATAAAGGTTCTTCAATTTGTCATTTATGTACAATTGAAATGTATAAAAATAAGTTATGTAAGAGACCTGATAAAAGTTTATGTCCTCCTAATTATTATATAACAATTAATGGTTGCATGAAATGTAAGTATGATGAATATACAAAAGGATTTAATCAAGAACTAAATTGCCAAAAATATTTTCAAATATAAAACTTTGAAAAACACTATCATAATATATTTGATGGTATTTTTGTTTAAGATATATCACAGATTGGACATTTAAATTTTATTTTACATTTATCACAAACAGCATATTTACACTTACTACATTGAACAACATATGAATTATCTAGGAGTGTTTCCATACAAATATTACATTCATATTCTTCTGTTTTTATAATATCACTACATAAGTTTAAAAAACTTTTATCTATTTTTTTTGTATTTGTTGATACATATTTCCCATTGTATGCTATATAAATATTTGCATGAAATGATTTAGAATTTGATTTTATTAATTTTTCTGCTATTTTTTCTTTCATTAATGGTAATAGATTGATAAGAATTGTTTTTTTATTATTATCATATTTTATACAATATTTATTAAAATCATTTAAATTGTCACATCTATGTAATTTTATTACACATAATTTACTTTTTTTAAAATATTCTTCTAATTGTTCTTCTATCTGTTTAAATTGAAGAAGAATTGGTGTTTTATTACCATCATTGTAATATTGCAACTTTGTTTTATCAAAATTAAGAGATTCCATTTATAAAATTATATATTTATTCAATCATTTTTTTAAAAAATACTTAAAATATTATTTATATCACCATTATTCCTATTTATTGTAATAGTTTCATCTTATAATATCGCTTTAAAAATATTTTCAAATTCAATTTTATTTTAAGTTATCAATCATTTTTTTTATATTATAATTTGTAATTAAAATATTTTTATCTAATTTTTCTCGGGTTGTTGGACTAATATAATTTTTATTTTTAAATAAAGTTTCAATAGATTTACGATCATATGTATGACCATCGCTACATATAATAGGATCTTTCATTATCTCTAGCGAAATAGGACATTTAAGTTCATATGGTATTTCTTTTTTCTTTTTTAAAGTAATTTGTAAATCATCATTTTCATAAAACATTAAGCGTTTTTTATTAACTAATTTATCGTTTTTCCAAGAACATTTAAATCCAGTTCCGTCTGAATATATTATAGTTCCTTCACCATTTTTTCTATCACTTACCCAATTTGTTTCAATATTATAATTTTTCTTAAAATCATAGTAAATACCTTTGCCGTGTTTTAAATTATCTTTAAATTCGCCATTATATGTATTATTATTTTTATATTGTACAAATCCATTGCCATTAAATTTATTATCAATAAATTCACCTGAATATGAATAACTTACTTTATTATTTTCAGATACTACTAAATCTCCATAACCATTAAACATATTATTTTTAAAACTACCAGTATATTTACGAAAACTATCACTAAATGTTCCTTCACCTATTTGTTTATTATTTTCAAATAATCCTACTCTTGTTTCATTATTAAATTTTAATTTACCTTCACCATTGTATGCATTATCTTTCCAATATCCATCATAGTTTGGAATAACTTTTGACACTTTGGGGTTATATAATACTCCATAACCCTCTTTTTTACCATTTTTCCAATTACCAGTATACATTAGTTCGCTATTTTCATTATAAAACATTCCTTTTCCTTCAAACTTTCCATATACAAAATCACCTTTATACATTAATTTACCTTTGTCACTATATAATTCACCTTTACCTGTTATTGATCCTTCCTTAAATTCACCTTCATAAAATAATTTTCCATTTCTTGTTAAACTTCCTTTACCATCAAATAAACCATTTTTGACTGTTCCGTCATATTTAAACATTTGAAATTTGTCATATTGTGCATCTATAAAGAAAGAAAATGCAAATTGTTTATAAATTGCAATTCCTTTACCATCTGGAAGACCATTTTTCCATTCCCCTGTATATTTAATATGAGTTCTAATACAAGTTCCAAAACCGTTTGGTAAATTATTATTTAATTCCCCAACATAATATTTAGCAATATGTTTTGAAGTTTTAAAAGATTTAAAATTATTTTTAAGTTCTAAAATATAATTAAACATTTTAATAGTTTATTTATTATCAGTCATTTTTATACTTTTTTATGTGTTATAAATAAATGTCTAGAAGAACCAGACAACAAAATAGAGATAGAGATGCAAGAGCCGCTCGTAGAAGTAATATAGTATATGATAAAACTTCAGAATAATACATTGAAAGATGCGAAGCTGAAGGCTATGATCTTGATATGATAGATATTGATGATTCTAAATTAAAAATAAATAATTTTAATATGTAGCTATTTTAATTGCCAATTCTTTCAATTTATTTTTATCTTTATTGATTTTTTCCTCAGTGTTGTTAAGTTCTTCTTTTAATTTCTTAATTTGTTCCTTAATATCATCAGCCTTCTTAGTATCAATATCAATACTACTACGAATATTTTTCATATCCGTAATAATAGATATCATATCATCGTCCTTATAGTCTTCTTCTTTTTTACACAAAGAAATAAATGAGTTAGGAATAGGAGAACAAATAGCAGGAACAGTAGAACTATAAGACAACTTAGAACTAGCAGGTGAATGCGAATTATACTTATTTTCATAATTAGACCAAGCATTATCTTCAGTAATAGAAGGATTGATAATATTATAGATAAACTTTCTATCATCATAGACAAGATGATGATCAAAATTACAATCTTTGTTAATACAATTGATAGGATTGCTACACCTATTATCATTGTAGGGTGATGACATACGAGAATACTTTTTGTTATAAATATTGTTGATAATAAGCCTTTTCGAATAGGAGATAGTATGTCCAAACTTACAATCCTCACGATTACAAAGGAAACTGTTGTTACACTTCTTATGATATTTATACTTACAAATACCGTTTTTATAAGAAGAACAATTACCAACACTGAAATCAGGACAGTTAGTATCGTATTTGTTATAAGTTGTCATTGTTTTTGATGTAAAGAGTTTGTAGCACAGTAAAGGTTTTGAAAACTTTAAAGTATCCTTCTGTAGTTCAACAGATGGATTTTATAATAGTCTTCAATCATTTTTATATACAAATAATAAAAATATATATATTTTTTTTGTATTTTTTTGTATATAGGCAGAGTGTCTAGCACTCTGCTATTTTGACTGCCAACTCTTTTAGTTTATTTTTATCTTCCTTGATTTTTTCTTCAGTGTTGTAGAGTTCTTCCTGCAACTTCTTGATCTGTTCCTTGATACTATCAGCCTTCTTAGTATCAGCATCAATATCACTGCGGATATTCTTCATATCCTCAATGATAGATAGCATATCATCTGGTTCTTTTGCTTCCTTCTTGAAGCAAGACACAAAAGAACCAGTCAGGGGTGGAGGAGACGAAACCACCGGACAAGGAGAACAGAGAGCAGGAACAGTAGAATTAGTGGACATAGTAGAAGTAGCCGGTGAATATGAAGTATACTTCTTCTCATAATTCGACCAGGCGTTCTCGTCGCTGATACTATGATCAATAATGTTGTAGATGAAAGCCCTATCTTCGTAGTCAATAGGATGTTCATATTCACAGTTCTTATTGATGCAATTCATAGGCATCCTACACTTATTATCATTACACCTATAGCCAAAATATTTCTTGTCATAAATATTAACGATAATAATCCTCTTCATATAGGAGATGCCGTGTCCAAACTCACAATCTTCATACTCACATAGGAAGTTGTCAGGGCATATCTTGTGATACTTGTACTTGCAGGTCTTAGACGACGAACACTTACCAACGTTGAAATGAGGACAGTTGGTGTTGAAGTGGCTCATTGTTGTCTAAGAACTTTAGGATAGGACTCTACGAGGACTTTGAGAGGACTTTGAAAAAAACACTTAAAAACTTTTAGCGTGTTCTTCTGTAGTTCAACAGATAGTTGATTTTCAATATCTTATATCATTTTTTAACTTAAAAAATACAAAATTTTACATTTTTATACAAAAAAAAATGAAAACATAAATATAGAAATACAAATGTCTTACGATCTAAAAGATGATATGTTAGAATGTTTTTGTGGTAATAGCAAATATAGACACTTCTATTACCCTAATGAAAAAAAAATAATATACTATCCTTTTGATAGCACGGTAACCAATCAACGTAAAAGATGTAAATTCTTCCATTGTAAAAGTAATCGTAATAATTGTGATAAAAAACAGTGTAATTTTCAACATATTAAAGAAGAAGAATTACCTTTTTATTGCGATTCAGTTGGTAAATATATATTAAATGACTATGTTTATAGTATTCATACAACAGATGATAAAACATTAGGATGGTATACTCAAAGATCTTATGATGAGAGAGATGAACGAAGAATTGAAAATGAATTACCAAATTATTTAATTAGCGAACAAAAAGATATTCAAATTTTTAAACATATTAAATCGTTACAAATTGAATGTGCTTTAGAATATAAACCATCTGCACCCGCATATTCACCTAATACACCTGAATATGTTTGTGGACAAAAAAGATATTTTGATGAACAACCATATTCACCAACTGCACCAAAATATGATGATGTGTATATACCAAATAAAAAATATAAAGTTATTCTACCTGTTGAACAACAACCTGCTCTAAATGCAGATAGTGAATGGTTTGAAAATAGAAGTAGAAATATTAAAATTAATAATATAGGTGTAATATATTATATTAAAAAACTTACTGGAGAAAAATCTTGGATTCATCCCTATACTGGTAAAACAAATTTACCAGGTGGTCATCTTACACCTTCTGATGCTGGTTTAGTATAATTTTTAATAACCTTATCTGCATAAAATAAACTACCACTACTTGGTTTTGTATGTGATCGTTTTTTTAATAATATATCATCAGACGATGATAGTTGTTTAGTATATGTTTGTTGATTTTCAATTTTTACAATTAAATTATTTTTAATTTTATAATTTAAAATATTTATTAAATTTAATATTCTTATATATAAATATATATTTATTGCTAATATTAATATATAAATATACATTTACTTCTATAAAATGAAATATTTTGCTTGTTATAATTATAATAAATGAATAAACAAAAAGATTTTAGTGAATTGTCTATTAATAAAATAGATAATTATCTTGTTATAATAAAATTATGACATTCGGTTCAAAAAAAATATAAAAGAATATTTAAAAAACAAACATCGTTATATAATGATGAAAAAATAAAGAATACACATTCAGACACCGAATCTGATAAAACTAATAATGAAAAAAATAAAAAATATAATCGTCGTAATTCTAATTCCAGTAGATCAAGCGATAAATCAATAACTTCTAATTATGATAAACGTGATAATAGTTTAGATATAATACGTAATGATGAAGATAATTATGAAGTTGTATTGCCATATCAACGTATTGTTAAATAAGATGCTTAAATTCATCTATACTTTCTAAGAAAAAACCTTGATAACCTAAAATACTTCCAGATCTTATCATTCTTATATATGCTATTACATTTTGTGGTGTAAAATTATATTTTATAATTAACCAAATACATATCAAAACACCAGTTCTACCCAATCCAGCTTTACAATGTATAGCAATTAATTCTGTAATATCTGTATTATTGACAATATTCATAAATTGTTTCATAATTTTAATAGAAGGAACTGTCATATCTTTAAAATAAAGATCGTGAATTTCAATTGGTTCTACTAAAGATTTATCATATACATCACCGTTCAATCGTATAATATTTTTAATATTTCTTTTGTGTAATTCTTTAACATTATTTTTATTTATGGACGGACAGGACAATGCTATAAACTTATTTCCAATAATATGCATATCTCTTCCATCCATTTCAGCTAAATATAGATAATCTGTTAAATTAATAAGATTTAGGTTAATAGAAAAATACAAAGATCTATAGCAATCTATTATAGATGTTTTGTATCCACCGTGTTTAGTAATACAATCTGTATAATAATTTGTATGTAATCCAAATAAATGTGATAATATAAATATAACCTTACTTGGATTATATTTTAATTTTATTATCATATAACAACCTATAAGTAATACAATATTGGTTAATTCTTCATTATCATTATAAATATAATATACTAGATCTCTATTTGCTAAGTTAGGATCTTCTATTGTTTCATTTAAGAGATCTGCAAATTTATAAATGTTATAAATATTTACAGGTCCATATTCATAATATATTTTATAATTGTATTCGTGATAATCTGTTGAAAATATAAAATCTTTACTTGTTTTTATAAAATATTCAGTTTCTTTAATATCTTTATGTATTGATATATATAAATTATTAAATACAAATATTTTATTCATTATTTTAAATTCAAAATTAATATATATCTTATTCTTAATATAAATTTATTTTTAGCATTTACTTTGTGAATAATATATACATATCAATTAAAATGACTACTCGTGAAATAAGAAAAGACAAAAATAACAAATTATCTAAAAAACAATGTATAATGTTCTTAACAGAATATGAAAAATTATTAAAAAATGAAATTAAAGGTGTTATTAATCCTATTACAAATAATTTACCAGTTAAAGATGAAAAACGTTTAGATTATATTGTTAGGTATTGTCGTAGAACATACGCATATGATGATAATGAAAAAAAAATAATTGAAGGACATATTAACACTAGAGATGAATTTACTGTTAATATAAATTCTTATGATCAAATAATGAATTTATTATTTATACCATTTAAAATTGGATACCGAATAGATTTTATTGAAAAATTATTTTTAGAACAAGATAATTTAGATGAAAAAACTGCTTTATATTTATTAGAAAAATATATTAATGAAAACAAAAAAAATAAATATATTAAATGTTATTTAGATGTTGTTAAAGATATTAAAAAAGTTATTAAAGATTTTCATTTCGCTATGACAAATGAAGAACTTTATGATCTAGTTCATAATAATGATAATTTAGATATTGATTTAATTACTAAAAAATTACCACAACAATATTATTTTGAATTATTAGTATTAAGTAAAAATACTAGAGACCTTCGTAAAAATCTTTCTAATAATTTACCAAAATATATTATTCTTAGATATTTAAATTTATTATTACGACAAGTATTATATAAATACAAGGAAACTGATACCAATATAACATTAGTAAATTATTTATATTCAATATCAGCTCATTGTGTAGAAACTGGTAATATTAATTTTAGATTAAGTTATGATTCTTTATCTTTATCTTTTAGTTCTACTGAATCTACAAATTCTAGTGGCACAAGTGGCACAAGTGGTAATAAAAAAGAAAAACAATTATATATAGATAATATATTAAGTTATGATGGTATAAATGAAGTTGATCCATTTTCACAAAAAAAATGGCATAAGATGAATTTACAAAATCTTAAAACAGTTATAATTATTGAATATCAAGAAAATGGTAAAACATTTAGAAATGCCTTTAATGCCAAAGATCTTTATACACAATGGAAAATAGCAATCAAAAATAATAAACCTTTTGTTAATCCTTATACTCGAAAACCTTTTACTGTTGAAGATACACAAATGATAATTAATAGATTACAAACAATTTATCCAAGAATTGTTGAACCAACTGTTAGAACATTAAGAAGACGTGATATCGAATTATCACGATATAGTTTAGATGAAAATACGGTTGTTTATACTTTGTATTTTAGAATAGAAGATTATGATCGATATAATGTTGAACCTTTTAGCAAAACTATTGAATTATTAACAATAGTTCTACCAATATTTACAGATACTGAAGATTATGAATATCATTTTGGATTTATAAATGATAAAATTATTCATTTATTTAATACTAATAAAATAACAGGTAAAACTCTGCCTTTTAAAGTTCATCCTGCATTTTTAAAATATAATAAAAAAGATAAACTGACTATGACTCAATATAAAAACTTTTGTAATATGCTTTAATTAAAATCACTAATCTCTATTTTATTATTACATATTGGACATATTCCTTTTACATCTTTATGACAAGATTTACATATTATTGTGCAACAACTACAACACGTAAATCTATAATTATCTATTTCTAAACATACTGAACATTCCATATCATTATCTATCAATTTATTAAAATCTATTTTTCTTGTATTATATGTAATATCAAATGGATATGCGATCCTTTCATTATATTGTATATATGCAAAATTAGGATGTCTAGAATTATGAAAGTTATTTTGAAAGTTTTCTAATAATTTTAATAATTCTTTGTTTTCATTTCTAACATAAGCATTTCGTTCTTTTAATTTTTGTTTAATTTTAGTTTCATCAATATCATTTAATAATTTCCAAAATACTATTTTATTTGCGTAATTTTTATCAATTTTAAGTAGTTTATCTACCTTTTTAATTGTATTTTCATTATAACATATACCATATATTGGTGATAGATCTTCAATTGGTATCAATCCTTTTTCTTTAATTATATTTTCAAATTCAATTTTATGTAAAGTTTTGTTATAGTATTGTAGATCAAACATTAATAATTTTAAAAATATGTTTTCATTTTTAATTTGTTTTTATTTAAATAAAAATGCCTAGTATAAAAAAATGTAATAATAATAGTGATTGTGAAAAATTAAATAGATTTAGAACTAAAAATAAATATTTCTGTGATCTGGAAAAAAATATATGTACCAAACAAAAAAAATATTCTGTTAGTTATTTACCTGAAAAAAATATTGTTCATAATTACAAACAATCATTTAACTGAAGCATTTTATACAAAAATTACTTATTTTAATTCTGTTTCTAACAGATATTTGCTTAAAATAAATAGAATTAATATTACTGATTTAAAAAAACTTATTGCAAACCATTTTAGTATTATTAAAGCAATTGATAAACTTTATGATATTCCACAATCAAACAGAACTACAGGATCACCTAAAGCTTCTGGATCATCAGGACCATCAGGATCACCTAGAGCTTCAGGATCACCTAAAGCTTCAGGATCATCTGGATCACCTAAAGCTTCTTCACAAGAATTAAGTGAAATTAAAAAAATGAGAGCAAATATAACTGCAAATATAAAACATTTTGAAGATGCATTAGTTTATAAAACAAAAATCGAACAAACACAAAAAAAACTAGTAGAAAAAAATGTACGTGAAATAATGACTTCTATATCTGAACAATTACGCAAATTAATAGTAAATCCGGTTGATTGGGGAAATTTAGATTGGCATCAGAGATTTAAACAAATTGAAACAGTTGTAAATGATAATAAATTTGTAGAAATTCCGGATAATGTTAAATTATTACTTAAATAATTTTTTAACAACATTTATCATTTCAGGTAATTTGTGTTTATGACAATAAATTGGTTTTTTCTCATAATTAAAATTAAATGAAGCACGTTTATTACACTCAAGACAAATTGGATTCTTAATATCAACCATTTCAGGTAATTTATGTGTATAACAATACATTGGTTTTTTCTCATTTTTATAATTAAATGAAGGTCGTTTATCACATTTTAAACATTGTCTAGATGTTATATCAATCATTTCATTATCTTTATGTTCTGCACAATATATTGGTTTCTTTTTGTTTTTAAAATTAAATGAAGCACGTTTATAACATACTATACAATATGGTAAATTTGATACATTTACCATATTCGGTAATTTATGATTACTACAATATTTTCCTAAACGATAACATTGCTTAAAATTGTATAAAGCAATTCTATCACAATTTGGATAAATGCACGTTATACTAACTATATTAACCATACCATCTTCTTTATGATTATTGCAATATTTTCTTACATTTAAATGTTGCCAATTATATGAAGCTTCTAAATTACAATTTTTAATAATACATTTTTTACCAATACCCATAATATAATTATATATTATTTTAATAAACATTTTTTAAGTATTTTAATTGTTAAAATAAATAATTTTTATTCAAATATTATAAATAATAATGTTTTCATTTATTACAGGAAGAAATCGCAAAATATATTTTACTAAAGCAAAAGAAATAACGTAGATGTAACTTATATGTTTAAAAAACTAAAAACGGATTAGAATTAAAAAAGAAATATTTAAAAACAGGTGGTGAGATAGGTGATCATAGTATAGATATATATATAAATTAAATGAAGCAAGGGTTTTTACAAAAAAATTTTATAACAAACCATACTTAACATCTTTGCTTATAGGAACAATAAAAAAATGCAGATAAAACATTAGAAAAATATATAAAAATGATAACTAATTTAAAAATATATCAATGTTTTACAATTTAATCAGTTATCCTAATATTTTTTTGGATTGTTATTATTTTCCAAATGTTATAAAAATAAATAATTATTGGAAAGACAAATGGTATAAAAGAATTGATATTACATACGTTAAAAACGATATTAAAATAGGATTTTTAGTAAAAATATGCAATGAATATGAACGTTTTTGGATTGAAGTTATAAAATTAACTAATCAATTTGTTTATGGAAAAGTTGAAAATAACTTGATTGCATTTGATCCTCCTTACAATTTTGGTGATATTGTAAGATGTAAATATACAGATATAATTGAGGTTTTATCTGAAACTGATTTTGATAGAACTGATGTAATCGTATTACATCCTAAAATGTAATATTATTACATAATAGAGTTTTTAATGAAATCAAGGTTATAACACTCATTGTTATAGATATAACCATTGGTACACTTATGGCATTCAAGATAGTGGTTCTTTACATTTATATACTCATTATTCGTAATATCACACGGAACACATCCCTTGCTGTGAGATGTATAGTGACCTTTATCACAATATTGCGTAGATTTGATATCACACTCACTAAACCAAGGACAGTAATCACACCTTAAGTCAATTTCGTTAGATACATATCCGGGCGCACACTTTTTACATATCCAATATTGAGAGGTTTTAACATCATAATTAGCAGAAAAATCAACTACTTTGTAATATGAATTTCTAGGACATATTTTATATGCACTAGCCATATAGAGGTTGACAATAAGAAGGGTCATCTTGATTGTAAGATTGAACATTTTGATATAGATTACTACAAACAAATGTAATTATTTTTTGTTAAAAAATATGCAAAGGATAAATATCTTCTAAATGTTTATTAGTTTTAGTAATTTGATTTGATAGTTGTTTATTATTTTCTACAAGTTCTGCAATTTTATTTTCATATTCTGCAAATCTTTTTTTATATTCGGTTATAACTTCATTTTGCGTTTTAATAATTTTATTTTTCTTTTGTATTTCCTTTGTTTTAACTTCATTTAGATCAATAACAAATTTAATATCTTGCATTAATTTGATTTCAATAGGTGTTTTATCCATTTATATTAAATATGAGTTATAAATACTATGTATACTAACTAATTTAGTTTTAGGTGCTTTATATAAATATGCATCTTGTATAACCTTTATACTAAAATGTTTTAAACTTTCATCTTGATCAATACTTTTTTCAACGTAGTTAATATCTAAATTACCCCACATTAAAAGATGATTAATTATAAAATCAATATGATGATCTTTTAGAATCATAATATACTTTGTAATATATTTTTTTATTGATAATTTTTTTAGCATAAAATTTTTGTTATCTAAAACTCTAATAATTTCACTATTAAACAAATTATAATTACTAATTGAAACATAGGTTTTATAATTAACAAGACATTGAGCTATATAATTAGTATCATACCAAAATGCATAATTGTCTTCTATATTTGAAATGTAATATAATTTCCAAAATATTTCTAAAGCATCTATAAAACAATAATTCCAATGTTGAATTATATATTTATAGCATAATGTTATATATTGCTTTTTATATTTATATGTTTTTATTTGCACCAAAAGATCTTTAGGCTGTTCATATATTATCATTGAATAAATTTTATCTATCAAATCTTTTGTTAAAGTATTTTCCATTTTAATTAAATCCATTTATAAAAACTATATAAAGATATATTATCTTAATTAAGATAAGTGTTTATAACACTATATATTTATTTTTCTACAAAAAATAAGGGTGCTTACAGCAATAAAAAACCAAATAAAAATAGGAAGACAACTTTAATTAGTTTGTTTTCAACCCTCCAGCACCCTGATTTTTTATCATAAAAGGTTTATAAATATTTGTCATTTTTTGTATTTTTTCTGTAAAACAAACTGTGCAATCTTTCTGTTGATCTAAAAACATTAGATATGTTTTAGAATATTCGCAAAACATAAATATTGCTTTTGATTGAAATGTATTCAGGTAAAAATCAAGTTTTTCAATAACTTTATTAATTTGTTTATAATGTATGGGTGATACAATATTATTTTTTTGTAAATATAATTTGATTTTATTAAGTTCTGCAATATTATCTACAGATTTATCATTTACATTAAACAAAATGTGAAATTCGATCAATGCAATATTAGTATTATAATTTTTAGCAAGTAGATGAATTATTTTGGACATATTCTTTAATCTCTTTATTTGCTACATTTTTTGTTATCATTTTTTTAAGAATTAATAATGAATCTGCTTTCATTGTTTCATCATCCATATCATAATACCTATCAATACAATTTTTACACATACGAAAATTTGTTATCTCTAATTTAGAATTATTGTTAAGAGGGTATTCAATTTTTTCATATTTTTTACCATTTAATGGTTTAAAAAATGTAAATCCAGGAATATCAGGTTCGTCATCAATATCATTGCAAGGACCGGGACAAAACTTATTATCTGTATGATCTATCGTTATCATTTGATATAATAAAAATAAATTAAATCATTTTTTTAATAAACATTCGGCATAGGTATATCAACAAATATTGAAGGATTTGCAGATAATGCATACCAATCTATTTTATCTTGATTTTCAAACAATATTTCAATTGCATTTTTATTTGAAGATAATGCAGACCAATCTAAAGGTTCATCCATATACAATAACAATTCTTTTTTTGCAAAATCAACAATAATATTTGGATTTTTGTCTTTCCATCTTGAGACATAATAATCTACTTTTTTTTTTAATTGTTCAAATGTAGTTAAATTACTAATAGTAGAACGTAAAACCATACGTTCTTTCATTTTAATCTTTTGTTTAATCAACTCTATTGCATTTGGATTTCCTGATAATTTATTCCAACATATTTTATCAATTACTTCAACTTCATAATTTTCTAAGCGTTCTTCTAATTTTATATAATTATCAATTGTCATTGTATTATTTTCATATCTAATTTTTTTAGTAATTATATCAATTGCATTTTCATTTTCAGACAAAAATGCCCAGCTTATTAAATCCGGATTTGCTTTCAATAAATTAATTGCATTTCTATTTGTTGATAACAAATAAGATGATAAATGACATCTAAAATCATCTTCAGTTGATTGTTCTTCTTGAGTTAACTTAGATTCTATAAGTTCTAGTGCATTTTCATTTTCAGATAAATACCCCCAATGTATTCTTGATCTATTTTCTTTTAGCAATTTAATAGCATTGGTATTAGATGATAAACCATTAAAACATATTTTATTTGTATAATCTAAATTATAATATTGTTCTTCAGTAAGTTTAGATTCTAAAGTTAATTTTTCTATAATTAAATAAATTGCGTTTTCATTTAAAACCAATCTTGAATAATCTATTTTATCTTTATTTTTTTTTAATATATCAATTGCATTTCTATTTAAACATAGATATTTCCAATTTATTTTATCCAAATTAGTTTCTAACAACCTAATAGCATTTGAATTTTTTGATAAATATTTCCAATTTATTTTATCTTTATTTGCTTCCAATAAATCTATAGCATTTGCATTTACTGATAACATCTTCCAATTTAATTTTTCTATATCTATCCATTCTAATAATACTTTCTTCTTAGGTAAAAAAGACCAATAATATGTTAAAATCAATTCAATATTATTATCACTTAAAACTTTTATATTTTTTAATAATCTTTTAACAATAAAAAATCTACTTATTACTTTTGAATTATCCATTCTACTATTTATGTTATTTTATTATCATTTTTATATAAAAGATGTTTAAAAAACATTTGATTATGTTTATTGTTATGGTTATTATTGGTATTTTATTTAATCCTATGAATATTTTAGCTTATGATGTAAATCATTTATATTTATCTTTAACTTTGTTTTATGGAGGATTACTTATGGCTTCCAATATGATATGGGCACACGAAATTGTTCATTATCTCACATTTGGACATTTTGATTTTATTACATTCATTATTGGTATTATATTATCTATACTAATTTCTATATTTTTATTACGTAATCAATTATTTGTATCAGATAATCAATGGCTTAAAAGAATGATCAGTCATCACTCTACAGCTTTAACAACATCTAAATATATATATAATAATAGTAGTAATCCTAATATTAAACAACTTGCTAAAAATATTATTACCACACAAGAAAATGAAATTAAACTTATGCAATCTTTATTATAGGCTTTGCTTTTTGTTGCCACCGATGGGACTCGAACCCATGCGGAGATACTCCAAAAGATCTTAAGTCTTTCCCCTTAGACCAACTCGGGCACAGTGGCATAACAAAACCTATAATAATAATAAAAATAATTTTAAGTTCAACTTATAATACTTATAAGTTAAATATATTAATTATATTGTCTTTATATAGTTTTTAATAAAAATCAAATAATATTTTTTCAAGTTCATAAGGATTTTCGTTAATATTAAAACCTGTTAGGAAACTTAAATCATTATACATTTCTGGATCTTTAATAGGTACTGCCTTTTTTATAATATTGTTTTTACTCAATCTTTTATAAGGCCATTTAAGAATATTAAAATGCCTACAAATCTTTTTTAAAGATGTTTTTGATATACCTAGATTCTTACAAGCATCTTCAATTGTCATATTAAACAATTTTTCTATATCTTCGTAATATATAGTAATAAATCCATTATCTATTCTATTTTGCACTCTTGGATGTAATCTATAGGACATAGACATATTTTTTATTTTGTTTTCATTTTTTTATAATTATTGAAAAATGATATCATTTTATTAACTATTTAAAATGTCAAATACATCCAATTATAAAGCAATTAGTAATATTATTCAAAAAAAATTTGATTACAAATCAAACAATAAATTATCTAAAGTTATATGTAAATATTCTTATACTATTAATTACAATATATTATACGATTTTATTGAACTTATATATCATTCATATAATAAAAATTATGATTGTGCTATTGCTAAACTTGAAACATTACATAATAAATATTATGATTGTAATTCTAATGATAAAGCGATTATGATCAAATTATTTAATACAAATTATAAATCATTAGATATTTTTGCGGTTTTCTTTATTTTAAATCTAACATCTTCTGTTAGATTACTAGAAACAAATAAAGAACTTGCAAAAATATATAATATTCAATTATCAAATTTACAAAATAATATTCAGCATTCCAAACAAATTCCTAATATATATATTCAAAAAATTATTGAGATTATTGAAAACAATAAAAAATGATTATATAAAAATATTACTACCTAGACAATGTTTAAAAAATGTATTCATAATCGCAAATTATATGAATGTAACCATTGTGGTGGTAAAGGTGTTTGTCCACATAATAGAGTTAAATCAAGATGTAGAGAATGTAATGGTGGTAGTTTTTGCGAACATAGTCGTAGAAGATCTAGATGTCCTGAATGTTGTAAAAAAAAATACTTATGTCCACATAATAGACAAAAAGCATTTTGTTATGAATGCAATGGTTCGCAAATATGTCCGCACAATAAACAAAAAGCAAAATGTAAAAAATGCGGTGGTTCGCAAATATGTCCTCATAATAAACACAAACAATGGTGTAAGGAATGTAATAAACCTATGATATGTATTCACGGACTTATAAATTGTAAAACTTGTATTTTGGCAAATACCGAAAAATTAAAAATGTTAAATATTATTCGCGAACTTAATAATAATACTAGTGAACTTAATAATAGTATTGATATTATTAAAAAACAATATAATATTTGTGATCATAATAATATTAAAACAAATTGTTATCAATGTCAAAATACTTTCATAAAATCCATTTTAAATTAATGATAATTCTACACCAGTAATATCCACTTCAAAATCTTTTATATTTAATATTGGTTTTCCATATGTTTGCGGATGCTTTGGAAATAATTTAACCTTATGTGGATAATGTGTTGTCATTCTACCATTTACAAATGCTAATTTTCTTTTTTCTAATTGTTTTTTTGTTGCAAAATTACGTGGGACCATACATACATATACAACACAACGATAATTGAAATTATCAACTTTTTCCACTGGATTACCATAATGCACTGTTCTACTATCCCAAAATACACCATAGCCTTTTGGACATTTTATATATTTTATTTGACAATTATTTTCAATATAAAACTGTATTTCTTCTTCATTCAATTTATACCAATCTTTTTTATCTAAAATATTGAAATTGTCTTGAAATGCTTTATGATAATTATTACTTCCTTCCAATATTACTAAAGTAGCATCACCCTCTTTTGTATCATACGCATTTATCCAGCTTTGAATACATTCAAACTTATTTCTCGTATAACTTTGATCTACGTGAAACCACGAATTATTTTTACGTGTTGGTTTATCTAATATATATATACTTACACCATCAAAACTTACGATTAGATCATCAGTATCCCACAGATGCTTAAAAATATTTATTACTTTTGGATTCTTTCTTACATTCCAAGCTAACTTAGAATGTCCTACTTTCCAATGTTGCAATAACATCTTATGTGATGGATATAAGTTTAAAATTTGTTTATAAGTTTCTTTATTATTTCTATCAATTGGTATAGGTAAATCTTCTGTTAAATATTCCAATAAATCCCATTTATCATTTATCATTTGAGTACATTCTTCTTCATTCAATAATGGTATTATTGCTACTCCATAATTGCTTAAAGTTTCTTTAATAGTTGAATAATCTGATAAGTATTTTTCAAATTCGTATGACATAAATGACATAAAAAATAAAAATCATTTTTTATACAAAGATTTTACATTCCGTAGAAACAGTCTGAGTCATAATCATACTTATCATCACTATCATAATACCAATAATGATCTACATCGTCTACAAACTCTTCTAATTTTTCTATTTCTTCTTCTATACTTTTGAGATTAATTTCAATTATTGTTAGTATAATATTGTCATCTAATAAATCAAAATATAACATTATTAATTATTATTGTGTAATTTCATTTTTATATTTTCACGTAATAGTTCTCTTATATCTAATAATATATCTCTTGTTGTTTCTTCTGATTTTTCAATACTATTAATATCTAATGAATCTAAAACTATTTTAGCTGCATTTTGTTTTGCTGTTTTTTTATTAGGTTGTTCATTACACCATTCGTATATTTTTTCATTTAATATTACTCTTGCTACATATTGTTTATTTTCTGTTTGTTTATCTTCATATATCATACTTAGTTTATTACGATCTACATATGTTTTAAGTTGTTGTTGATAAGACATTTAATATAAATGTTACATTACGTCTTTATGTAGTTAAATAATTTATTTTTTACAAGGATAGCATAATATAATTGTTCCTATTATTATAAATAAAAATCCTATCCAATGTTGAAATTCTATATTAGCTTTACACCATTGAAACTTTAAAACGCCTATTTTTTTTCAAAAAAAATGATATAAACAAATGATTATATATTATAATAGAATGAGTGATGATGTTGATGACAAGAAAAAAAGAATAGATGTTTCTAAACGTTTAGAGGAAAATAGGAATCTTTCATTTCATATCATAAAAATGAAACTTTCCAGATTTTCTAAAAGCTCTTCATTTGATTTGATACTGAAAGACAACATCAAGAATATGAACAAGATGAGAACCTTAGCATATCATCTAATCAACTTTCATATTCTTAGGTGTCTTAAAGATAATATTACACTACCTAATCTTCAGTCCTTAAACTTTTATTATAGAACTTTAGCTACTGTATCTAAACTTAATAACAGAAGTTCTAAGGAAAGAGAGAATGATGAACTCCTTAAGACATACAACCAATATATGAACACTAAAGATATTGAAACACCTTACAAGGACTATTCAGGTAATCTTATGAACAATATGAGTTTAGAGATGAAGATTGCTGTTACAAATCATATTATTCTTAACTTTACTAAGAGACTTCAAAGATATACTATACTTAAGTATGGTGTTAAGAACATTAACAACCTATATGATACTACTCTATATTATGTCCCAAACAAAAATGAAAAAGAAATTAAAGACTTTGTTAAGATAGTTCCAACAACAGAAAACATAAAAAACAATCTAAATCATATAATTCAGTTAGAGTATGAAATACAGAAATACTTTGATAGCCTAGAACCAGATACAAAGGGTGTTAGGAACTTCTCTATTACACCTATCAAAGGATCTTATATTGATGGCTATGTTAAAGTATGTACTTCTTGCCTTAAAGATTTAACTAAAACAAACAAAGATCTTAAAGACCTAGATAAAGATACTTTATGGAGAACACTATTTAACCTTAATGAGGTTGAGACTTGTAATAAGAAATTCCATTATGAGATATCAACGGACGGTTATGGTGTTTCTGTAACCGTAGGAAAATCATTAGGTTTAGATTTATTTGAGGTTGATGAAGATGATAAGGTTAGTTGCAAGTGTGGTTGTAAGGTTAAGAGGAGTGGTTATAAGAAACATCTAGACAGTTCTACACATATTAAGAAGATGGCCACTAAAAGAAAGTTAGATGATACAGAAGAACAATTTGATAGAATAGTAGGATTAGATCCAGGTGTTAATCAGATCTACTCTGCTGTTGATCAAGATAATAACTTTATGAATTGTTCATCTAAACAATATAGAACAAAAAGTAAGATAAAGCATTCTTGCGAATGGAATAAAAGACGATGTAAGGAGGTTCAAGATACTTTAAATAGTCTTAAATCATTTAAGACAGTAGATATAGATAAATACAAAAGTGCTTTTGAACAATACTCTAAGACGTATAATGAATTAACTTTCTTCTACAATTCTAAAGCATATAAGAAATGGAAATTCAAGACTTACTGTTTTAGGAAGAAAACTATATCCTCAATGTGTAAAGACATATGTAAAAACAAGAAAACATTAGTAGGTTATGGAGACTGGTCAAAGAACCAAGGTATCATTAAGAAACATCCTTCTACTCCAAATAAAAAACTTAGAGAGGCACTAATCCGTTATAAAGATTGTAAGGTTGTGTCTGTAAATGAATATAGGACGTCTAAAGAATGTTCTATTTGTCATAGCGTTGTAAAGAATGTATCTAAGATCCATCAGATAGTCCGTTGCTCAAACAACGAGTGTTCTATGTGTTGGCAAAGAGACATTAACGCATCAAGGAATATAATACAAAAACTTTACTCAGAAAATCTAGGTCTAAACCCTCCAAGAGTTGTATCTGGTGGTGATAGAGACTTATTGCCTGTATAGCGACAGTGGAGCAACCTTGTCTGCTTCTAGCTTGTTTGTACAGGTATTACACTTTTGAAAAAAATGATTCTTTATATATAAAAGGACATTTTAAAGTTTCAACTGTGTAAAATGACGAAAGAAGAAAAAATAGCTGTATTAGTTGATCATTTTAAAAAATATGATTCAAAATATTTTATTAAAAATATTAGTATTGATAGTATTGATTATTCTAAGTTTTTTAATTGCCTCTTAAAACCTGACATTATTGGTATTTATAGTAGTGTTATGAAAGATATTTCACCATCTTCAAACACTGTAGCAAGTAAATCTACTTCAAATAAAACTGATTATATTTCAGTTTTAAATACACATTTTAGTTCCAAAGATATTAAATATTTTTTAAATAAAATAAGTTATATTGATATTAATTATAAAAATTATTTAAAATGTTTATCAAGCACTAATATTAATTCTATTTATAATAATGTTAAGAAAGATATATCTAATACACCCTCACAATCTACTTCACCCTTACAGTCACCTAAACCATCTAATACACCCTTACAACCATCTAAACCATCTGCACCTGCTAAAACAACTCAATCTACTTACGATGTTGATTTTCTACCATTTACAACTAAAAGAATACCTCAAGATCTTAATGCTGAAATTGAAAGAATTAAAAGTTATAGAAGAAATGCTAAAAAACAACAGGGATTGATGCAATTAGCGCAATTATTTCAAAATGATATTATAACAATAAGATCTAATCATTATAATTATATTTTACAGATTCAAATAATAAATTATTTATCTTTAAGAGATGATACATTATTATATATTGGAAAAGTTCTTAATAGTCCTAATGCACAATATAGTAATATTCCTGATCTAAAAGATAAAAATGTTGTTGTTAAAGTTCAACCAAGATCACCCGCTGGTTTTAAATCAAATATAGCATTTCAAATTACCACTGAACAATCAACAATGATGATATTACAAAGAGATTGTAAAGATATTTTAATTCCACAATCATATGCGTATGGTTTAATAGAACCACTTGCTAAAGGTGATATTGAAAGATATATATTAGTTAGCGAATTATTAGGAAGAGATCTATCTAAATCTTTAAAGCAAACCAGTGTTGATAATATTAAGAAAAATATTATATTAGCACTTAAAGCTGTTCAAAAAATGCATAAATGTAATTATATACATTTAGATATAAAACATGAAAACATTGTATTTTCAGATTCTACAGAACAAGAAGTAAAAGTTATTGATTTTGGATTAGCTGAAAGTATTTACAATAGAAATAATGAACGAAATATTGTTCCACGAAAACCAGGTGAAGGATCTCCGTTGTATATGGCTACTATGCAACATTATGTATCTGTTAAAGATTTTATGGATGATCTTCAAGCATTTGCGTGGATGCTTTTAGATTTATTAGGTGATAAACCTATTATTGAAGGTATGCCGTGGTATGGTTTGGATATTAAGAAAATATACGAAGCTAAAGAATATTTTATAGCAAATTACAAAAATCACAATGATCCTATTATTTCCAGTATGTTTAATGGAACATTAAATAAAAATAACATAAATGTTATAGGAGAAATTGCAGAATATACAATTAATAGAGCTGATAAATCAAATAAATATAATACAGATCTTAAAACACCTACAGGTTTATATTTTACTAACTATAATGAACAATATTATACAGACATTGAACTTATTATTAATAATCTTGTTTAAGTGTTACCCTTAAGTGTTACCCTTAAGTGTCTCCCTTAAGTGTCTCCCTTAAGTGTTACCCTTAAGTGTTACCCTTAAGTGCCTTCCAACAGCAAAGAAGATAACAAAATATTATCTATACCAATATTATCATATGGTTCTTCAGGTATAATTTTAATATCTTTAGTACTTTTTAGACGATCATTACTAGTATTATCATCCCATTTAATATAGCAAGTATATTTTGTATATACTTTTACAATTTTGGCTTTGTAATAATATCCGTCTTTATACTTTGCTAGAATATTCATTTTATTTTTCAATAAATATGTTTTCATTTTTAATTATATGAATATAGACAGATTTTAGATAACTAATATCAATTTATTTAATGTAGGTATAATTAAAAGTAAAAATAACGGGAAATGTTTATACAGCTTTAAAAATAGCAGGATTAGATGATAATTTATCCCAATCAATTTTAGCTTTATTATTTTTTAATAAATCTATAGCATTTGGATTTGCAGATAAATAACACCAATTTATTTTATTAAACCGGGTTAAATTATTATATTGTTTTGGTGTTAAAGTACTTTCATATTCTATACGTTCTTTTATTAAATTAATAGCATTCGGGTTTGATGATAAACTAAACCAATATATTTTATCTTGATTTTTTTCTAAAAAATCTATAACATTTGGATTTTTAGATAAATTAATCCAACTTATTCTATCTTCTAAATCTAAATCATATAAGTCTTCTTCTGTTAATGTATGTTCAAATTCTATTCGTTTTTTTAATAATTTTATTGCATTTGGATTACTAGATAAACTTTCCCAATCTATTTTATTTTGATTATTTGTTAAAAGTTCTATAGCATTTGGATTACTAGATAAACTTTCCCAATCTATTTCATTTTGTTTTTTTTCTAATAATTTAATAGCATTTGGATTTCTAGATAAATTACACCAATTTAATTTTTCTAAATTATGTTCTAATATCTTAATAGCATTTGGATTTAAAGATAACCAACACCAATTTATTTTTTCATAATGTTCTAAATCATTATATTCTTCTTTTGTTAAATTATTTTCATATTCTATTCGTTCTTTAATTAAATCAATTGCACTAGGATTTTTACATAATTCAAACCAATTTATTTTGTGTTTATTGTCTAACAATAAATCTATAGCATTTGGATTTGAAGATATAAATTTCCAATGTATGTTACTTTTACGTATATTTTCTTTTAACAAATCTATAGCATTTGGATTTAAACATAAACTATCCCAATTTAATTTATCTTTATCAATCCAATCTAGTAAAACATATTTTGATGGTAATATTTCTGCAAATTTGTCTAAGATAGTTGATCTAATATTTTCAGGTAATTTTGTAATTGGTCCATTTATTCCATTTATTTTATTTGCTATAGATTTAGAACTTTTAGAAATATTTTCTTCAAACACTGACATATATTTGCAAAACTTTTTCAATTTAGCTTTGGGTTTATTTAGTGCTACAGCCATCATATTTAAAACTTTATCTTTTCTACACATTAGTTTATAATCGCTAATAGATAGTTTTAATGCAGAATTTTCTAATAATGTTTTATCTCTAAGATCTTTTATAAATTTAGGACTAATAGGTATGAAGTCTTCATCTTTTTTAAGTATTTTTGATGTTATTTTAATCCTATCATCTTTAAGTTGTTTTAATGTAGCCATTATTTTATTATATTATACAGTTTTAAAAATAATATACATTAATCCAATAATACTATATCTGTATTAGATTCTTCTACAAATATAGAAGGATTTTTAGATAACCAATACCAATTTATATTATCTTTATTTTCTGTTAATAACTTAATAGCATTTGGATTTCCTGATAAATATTTCCAATCTATTTTATCTTTATTTTCTTTAAGTAAATCTATAGCATTTGGATTTTTAGATAACCAACACCAATTTATTTTATCTTTATTATCTAACAATAAATGAATAGCATTTGGATTTGAAGATAAATATCTCCAATTTACTAAATATTCACTACTATAATTACTTCTAATTATATATTGTTCGTAATATATCTTTTCTTCTAATAATTCAATCGCATTTTCGTTTAAAGATAACATTTCCCAATCAATTTTATCTTTATTATTTTTTAGTAAATGAATAGCATTTTTGTTTAAGGATAAATATTCCCATTCTATTTTATCTTGATTACATTCTAATATATGAATAGCATTTGGATTTCTAGATAAAGAAAACCAATTTATATTATTATTTAATAAATGAATAGCATTTGGATTTTCACATAATACACCATACACTATTTCAAAGTTGTTAATTAATTTAATCCCATTTGGATTTCGTAATATTGAAAGTTTGTTAATTTTCTTTTTATTTTTTTCTAATAAATCTATAGCATTTGGATTGCTAGATAAATAATACCAATCTAAATTATTTATATCTATCCAATCTAATAATTGTAATTCTTTATTATCTAAGATTTTCCAATAATATTTTAAAATATTATATACAATATTATCAGTAAATATAATTAATAATAATCTTTTAACAATATTATATTTTTTTTTTGCTATTGACATAAAAATAAAAGGATTTATTTATTGAAATAAATATTTATTTATACTAAAGGCATTGGTTCATCTTCAAATATTTCGGGATTTGAAGATAACACATACCAATTCAATTTTGTTATATCTTTATTTGATTCTCCTATCGTCTTTTCTTTTATCAATTCTTTTGTTTCAATTACATTTGAATTAGCACATAAATTAAACCAATTTATTTTATTTTTATTTTCTTTAATTATACCAATCGCATTTGGATTTAAACACAAATTAGACCAATCAATTGAATTACTTCTATCATAAATACCAGTTTTTTCTAGTTCAATTTGTTCTTTAAGCAGTTCAATAGCATTTGGATTTAAACATAGATTACCCCAATGTATTTTACGTTTATTATTCTTTAATATTTCAATTGCATTTGGATTTTTAGACAAATTAATCCAATTAATTTTTGACATATTATTTGTTAATATTTCAATTGCATTAGGATTAGTAGATAATTTATCCCAATGAATTAAATTCATATGTTTTTGTATAATTTTAATTGCAAATGGATTAGAAGATATTTCTGCCCAATTTAAGTGTTCATTATAGTTAAGATACTCATAATCTCTACTTGAAATTTTCTTTTCATAAATTATTCGCTTTTCAATAAGTTCTACTATTCTTTCATTTTTATATTTACTTAAAACCATCCAATCTACTTTATTATATAACTTAACATAGTCATTAATTGTAAGAGAATGTTCATAATCAACACGTTCCTGTAACAAATCAAATGCATTTATATTATGCGACAACTCATTCCATATTATTTGATCTTTATTTGCTTTTAATAATTCTATAGCTCCTGAATTCTTACATAATCTTGACCAATTAATATTATCTTTATGCATTTTTAACAAATACATTGCATCTGGATTACTACTTAATATATTCCAATCAATATAACATTCTCTATTTTCTAAAATATAATCTAAAGCATATTTGTTTTTGTAAATCAACGAAGTTAGTTTTCTTTTATCTACCCAGCTAGATAATAACCTTCTCTTATTGTCCAATATATCCCAATAATACTTTAGAATCATATGAACAATATGTTCATCAAATACTGATTTATTTAGTAGAATTTTAACAACCTTAAAGTTATTGCTTGCAAACATAGTTTTTATAACATTTATTTATGTTATCATTTTTTATATAATAGGCATAGGTTCATCTACAAATATTGAAGGATTCGCAGATAATAAATGCCAATCTATTTTATCTTGATTATTTTTTAAAAGTTCAATAGCATTAGGATTACTAGATATTTCACACCACGAAAGTAATTTACAACCAAATGTTAAATAATCATATTCATCAATATTAAATTGTTTTTCATATTCCACACGGTCTTCAATTAAATGAATAGCATTTGAATTTTTAGATATATTAAACCAATCTATTTTGTTTTTATTATTTTCTAATATTTTAATAGCATTTGGATTTGCAGATAACAAAAACCAATTAATTTTATCTTGATTATTTTCTAATAAGTGAATAGCATTTGGATTTCCAGACAATAAAGACCAATCTATTTTATCTTGATTTTTTTGTAATATGTTAATAGCATTTGGATTACCAGACAATAAAGACCAATCTATTTTATCGGTATTAGTTTCTAATAACTTAATAGCATTTGGATTACCAGACAATAAAGACCAATCTATTTTATCTTGATTTTTTTGTAATATGTTAATAGCATTTGGATTACTAGACAGTAAAGTCCAATCTATTTTATTATTATTACTTTCTAATATATCTATAGCATTTGGATTTTTAGATAATTCAAACCAATCTATTTTGTCATAATTATTTTTCAATATATTTATACAATTTGGATTTCTAGATAGCCAAGACCAATATAATTTTTTATATATATTATTTGTTTGTTCGTTTAATTTAGTACCTAATAATTCATTTCCATTTGTATTTCCAGATAAATTTAACCAATTAATTTTATCATAATTATTTTTTAATAAACTTATAGCATTTGGATTTACAGATAACCAATACCAATCTAAATTATTTATATCAATCCAATGTAATAGTACTTTACGTTTATCTAATGTTTTCCAATAATATGTTAAAATTATATGAGTAATATGTTCATCAAACTGTGATTTATTTAGTATATGTTTTACAACATTAAATTGATTGCTTGCTATTGAACACATTTAATGTTTTATTTATGTTAAATCATTTTTATAGAAAAATTTTTAGATAAATATTTTCAATTAGGAGTTTTTAACAATGTTTTATCTCTAAGTTCTTTATTATCTTTAAGTTTTTAATGATAAAACTAGTTTTTTATTATACAGCTTTAAAAATAGAAGGATTTAATGTTAACATTTTCCAATTAATTTTATCTTGATTTTCTTTTAATAAATTAATTGCATTTGGATTTTCAGATAATGATCTCCAATTAATTTTATTTTCTAATTGATTAAATTGTGCACCTGTTAAAGATTTTTCATATTTTATTCTGTTTTTTAATAAATCTATGGCATTTGGATTTGCAGATAAATATTCCCACTTAATTTTATCTTGATTTTTTTTTAATAATTCAATTGCATTTGGATTTAAAGATAAATAATCCCAATTAATTTTATCTTGATTTTTTTTTAATAAATTAATTGCATTTGGATTTGTAGATAAAAATTCCCAAACAATTTTATCTTGATTTTTTTTTAATAATTTAATTGCATTTGGATTTGTAGATAATTCTTCCCAATCAATCTTACTTTCTGATTCATCTAATTCTTCATCTGTTAAAGCTTTTTCATATTCAATTCTTTCTTTTAATAAATCAATTGCATTTGGATTTGTAGATAAAAATTCCCAAACAATTTTATCTTGATTTTTTTTTAATAATTCAATTGCATTTGGATTTGTAGATAATTCTTCCCAATCAATTTTAATTTCTGATTCATCTAACTCTTTATCTATTAAAGTTTTTTCATATTCAATTCTTTTTTTTAATAAATCTATAGCATTTTGATTTTTACATAATAAATACCACTTTATTCTATCTTGATTTTTTTTCAATAATTCAATTGCATTTGGATTTAAACATAATAATTTCCAATTTATTTTATCTTGATTTTCTGTTAATAAATTGATTGCATTTGAATTTTTAGATAAATCATTCCAATTAATTTTTTTTTGTAATTGATGAAATTGTGCATCTGTTAAAGAGTTTTCATATTCTATTCTGTCTTCTAATAAATCAATTGCATTTGGATTTTTAGATAAATTATCCCAATCTAATTTATCTTTATCAATCCAATCTAGTAAAACATATTTTGTTGGTAATATTTCTGCAAATTTGTCTAAGATAATTGATCTAACCCCTATAGGTAAATTTGTAATTGGTCCGTTTATTTTATTTGCTATAGATTTAGGACTTTTAGAAATATTTTCTTCAAATATTGAAATATGTTTGCAAAACTTTTTCAATTTAGCTTTAGGTTTATTTAGTGCTATTGCCATCATATTTAAAACTTTATCCTTGCGACACATAAGTTGATAATCGCTAATAGATAGTTTTAATGCAGAATTTTCTAATAATGTTTTATCTTTAAGATCTTTTATAAACTCTGGACTAATAGGCAAAAAATCTT